GATACAGCGTCAGCGTGATCTGACCGTTGGTCGGTGTGGGAATGTTGACGGAGCCCATCGAGTTGCTCACGTCAGTGTTCAGAATCTTCACCGTCTGTGTGCCATCAGTCGCCTGGGCGGAGAACTCGACCACGATGCCAGTGAAGTTCTGAGGAGTGCCGTCGGGATTCTCGCAGGTGAAAGTCAGCACCCGCTGGGCGCCCTCGTCGACACTGAAGTTCAGCTGGTCGCTGTTCTGGACGTTAGCGAGAGTCATGTGATCACCTCCCACACGAAAGCCCGGCAGGGTCCGATCGAGCGGTTCACCTGCCGGGCGGCTTGTGTTGCTGTTAGGGGGCTACCCGCCCCCACTTGTTGAACGCAGCGTGGGTCAGGGGCATTCGACCCTGGAACAGTCGCTCTATCTCACGAGCGACCTGCTCGATCTCGGCCATGGGCTTGCTGGCGTTGATCGCCCGGTTGTCGTCGGTCCGCAGACTCAAGAAGTGCATCAGCGACCGCGCGTTACAGGTGGCGTACATCGAACTATAGATACCCACCGGCAGCACCGAACGAGCCACCTCTCGAGCGACCCCCTCACGGAGCATCGCCTGGTACGCCTCCCAGGCGTGCTTGTAGCCGTAGACCATCGCCTCCGTCGCGACCTCGATCTGACGGACGCTGCCGGGAACCAGACGATAGTGGGCGGCCTTGCCGGTCTGCTTGATCCGCCTGTTGATCGGCGGAATCCAGAAGTGCGGCTGAAGCTCACGGTATCGTCCGCTCTGCTCGTTGTAGCTCCACCCCACACGGTGGCGATGGAACTCACGGAAGACGAAGATCGGCGCCTCGACGAAGAACGTGAAGGTGTTGTGCTCGAACGGAGAGCCGTGCCGATGCTTCATCAGGTAGTCTATCAGGCCGGCGATGTCCTCGTCGGACGTCTCCCGCGGTCCCATGCTGCCCGTCGTCGAGACTCGGGCCGCGTTGGCTATGCCCGTGTCGTCGCCCTGGGCCTGCACGAGGTCCACGTGCATGGTGCTGTCAAGCACCAGCGGCGGCAAGACGAACCTAGTGTCCGGTTGAACGATGAAAGTCTTCGACGGCTCGGGCGGCGGCATCGGAACGTTCAGGACCTCCGAGCTCGCCGCATCGGGGACATCGAGGGATTCGGTTGTCACGTGTCTTCATCCTGTCTCCTCAGAAGAGAGTCGCCCGAAGACCGCCGTCCTCATCCACAGCGATGACCATGTACGTCAGCCCGTCGTGCTTCTCCCTCAGGTCGCCTCGACTCGGACCCACCTGACCGCTGGGATGACTGTGCCACAGCGTCAGCATGAAGCCCTCGTCGTTCATAGAGCTGATGATATCACGACCAGTGGCTAGCTGGAATTCGTCCATCAGCTCGCCGACATTCACGGCGTAGGAGCTCTCAGGTTCGAACGAAGTGTTTCGCAGCGGCACCCACCCAGCAGGCTGTGCCGGGGCCTCCCAGAGAAGCCCCACGGCCTCCCTAGGCAGCGCCCCGGCGATATGCCGGGCGATATCATCGAGCACCGCGCGAGGGAGATTGGCCGACTCCAGCCAGCGAAGCTGCCTAGTCACCCTGAAACAGGCCCTTATACTGCTCAGGCGTGATCACACCGAGCTCACGCAGCAGTTTTCGCAGCACGATGTCCGGCGCAGGCGCGATGACGACCGCCGGCGACGGTGTGGAGGGCTGCGCAGGAGTTTTACGGACCTCATGGAGCTCGCCCGAGGAGTTAGTCCACTGGTGGAACATGTCGCCAGAGGCCTCCTGCGCCTTGTGACTGACGTACGGCGTTCCACAGAAGGCGCACTCATCATCAGGCGTCTTGGCCTTACTCCACGCGTCAGACATCGTGCGTGTTGCCGGTCGTCACGGTCGGATCGGTCGCCGAGTTGCTCTGACCCAGCAGCTTCTGTATGGCGGCGAAGGCCAGCGCTGAGGTCGTGAAGGACAGACCGTCGATGGCGTACGTGTTCGACCCGCTCACCGCGGACACCGTGAACGGGTTGGCCGAGCCGGTCACCACGACGGCCTCGACCTGGGACAGATTCACCATCTTGGTGCCGCTGGCCGCGGACACCCACTGCTGAAGATTCACTCTCCACCCTCCTCTAGGTCGTCATCGTCCACCACGACCGCGTCGATGATGCCGGCGCGCTCAAGAGCCTTCAGCTCGCTGTCCTCGTAGTCCTGGCGGTAGCCCCGCTGACCGGCGAACATACGGCCCGTGGGCGAGACCGGGTCCGTGGAGCCCGCCGGCGGCATGGCGTGCTCCGGCGCCACCATCACGGAGGCAAGAACACCCTGCAGCTTGACGGAGATATCACTCTCCACGGTCTGCTTGGGCTTGCCCAGCAGGTGTTCGACCAAGAATTTCGCCACGTCCACCTTCGTGGAGGCGGCCACGACCGGCTTGCCCCGCATGTCCACGTCATCGTTGTCAAGCACCTGGGACAGCGTCGACAAAGCGTTGACCGTCGTCTCGTTCATCGAACCACGCACCCGCTGCTTGAACAGCGTCTCGATGCGCTCCTGGGTCTCCCGGGCCATGTAGGCGGAGGGAGCGCGACCCTTGAACTCGCCGTTGATGTCCTTGGTACGACCCTTGGCGAGCTCCTCAAGGTCCCACTCTTCGATGGGTTTTCCACACAGAGCGACGAACTCCTCCTCCGAGAGCTTGCCACCGGCCTGCAGCTTGCGACGAGCTCGGGCTCGGAGCTGCCGGGGAGTGTCGAGCACCTCCTGGGGCTCGCCGGTGTCGCGACGAGTGACCGCGGAGAAGGTCTTGGACGTCGGTCTGTCGTCCACCAGCACGTGGCGGTTCTCGAAGGCGTGGTGTTTGGGCGATCCAGGGGCGTAGGGATTGAACGTGGGCGGCAGCATGCCCTTGTCCATCTGCTCCCAGTACCACTCCTCTCGGTGTCGTCGACCCTCGTCACTCTTCTGCGGATACGCAGCGTGGGCGTTCTTGAAGGCCCACACGTAAAGCGGCCGCTCGGGGTGCTGGCTGAGCTTGTGGGAGGGGTGAAGTCGCTGCGGGGCGATCGGCTCCTGCACGTTGGAGAAGTCTATGATCAGCGGCGTGGCGCCCAGCTCCTCCCACACCCGGGTGTGTTCGGCGATGATGCCCCGATACTTGCTGCGGTAAGCAGGATCCTCGGGGTCGAGTTCGTCGAGGAGTTGGCGGCCCACAGGGTCGATCTGTGTGGAGAGGGGGGCGAGACCGCCGCGGTTGTCGAAGGTGCGGTTGGACTTACGGCCTACGCGGGGTCGAGACCGCTCCTCCTGGGCGATCGGGGAGTTCTCCATCTCGGTCGCTACGATGCGGAGACCCGCCTCACGGCGTCGGGCGTTGCGCTCGCCTCGTTCGCTGCGGATGCCTGGGTCGCCCGGCTTGGGGTGACCCGAGGAGAGGTATCCCGACCGCTTGGGGAACCTCAGGTGGGAGTTTTCGCCAGCCATGGTAGGACCCCCTCACGCGAGATATGACAGTGATGTCCGTCGATGACAGTTTATGACCTGGGGAAGGGTGCTGTCAATTCTTGTGTGGTGGACACGAGAAGGTGGGAGGAGGTAACGGTGTTAAAAGTTTCGGGGGAGATCCTCAGCCCCCGCTCACCACCGTCTGTAAGATGGACAATCACGAAGATCCGGAGATTCCACCCGGGGGGGTTCAAATCGGACACATCCAGACACAACGAGATATACATAGATGATCGGATCAATCAGTTCATTCTGAGATATACATAGATATACATGGATAGACTATTTTAATCCTTCATTACTCCCCCATATACACGCATATATACCCCCTTTATCAAAGGGATATATATGCATTCAGATTATCTCAGATTAATCTATTTCTCAAGGGGGTGATATCCCTCGCAGCAAATCGCAATGATGGGATTCTTCCAATCCCCAATCATGATATGCCCGTCATTCCAGATATCATCAATCTGGGAATCGCATTCCGTGCAGTAATTGAGGGGGAGATTCTGCATTTCCGCATAATCTTCCCCCTGCCGGCGGATGATCGGTTCGCCGTTCTCGATCTTGTTCAGCTGGATGATCAGATACTTCGCATCAGTCAGTTCGATCTTCATCAGATTTCCCTTCGTTGTTTTGTTGATACCCCTAATATATCCCCCGTCATGCTGCGTTGTCAAGTCGATGGCATCAACTTGCCACGTCATACAAAGCTCGTTGAGGCATGATCAGTGGAGCCGGATAGCTGGCATTCCACACGGCGCGATACGCCCTGAGAGGGGCGCGTGAGCGCCCCTGGCAGGAGATCAGTCGAGGAGATCGGAGTTGTCGCGGATCGCGTCGCGGATTTCGGCGGCGATCCCCGATTCGTGGCGATCGAAGAGTCGGGCGACGCGGTAGGCGATCAGCGCAGCGCGGGTTTCGAAGAAGCGGGTCGGGATTCGATCGATCATCGTCATCATCATAGGAATATCATACCTCGTGTTGCCTCGTTGTGTCAAGGTCAGTCGTTGGCGGATTCGCCGTTGATCATCATCTCGCAGATGATCTCTTCAAGATCGAAAGCGTCTTCGTCGGAGATGTCGTTCAGTTCGCGGTAGTCTTCGATCAAGCTGCCGGCGGCGATGGCGAAGCCGTTTTCGTCGTCAGTCGCCTGGTCGTGCCCGTCGGCGATGATGTCGGCGATGTTGTCGGTGGCGAGGAGCGAGATAGCGAGGGCGTCGAGTTCGTTTTTGTTCATGCCTAGATAATACCACCCTGCCCCCTCGGTGTCAAGGGGGCAGGGCGAGATGTTTAGTGGGAGATGTGTTGCTGATCAAGCCACTGGCAGGCGATCTTGACCCCCTGCTCGCAGTCGTCGCGCTTGGCGTCGATCCAACCGTCGTTGTAGTTCGTGACGGTGTTGTCACTCTTCGTGACGGTGGCGGCAGCGGGGTGGTGGATCGCGTCGGCGATTCCGATGCCCGTTCCGACGAAGGCAGCGATCAAGAAGGGCGCCAAGATCAGCGAGACGATGATCTTCGTGAACTTCGTCACCCGGCGGTTGGGGGTGCGGCGGGCGGTGGTGATGTTGTATGTCGTCATGCCTATATACTACCCCCTCCTGCGCCGGCAGTCAAGGCGGCCAGCGAGCGATTTTAAGCGCCGTAGGAAGCTCTGTGAGCGCCTCAGGATCGAAGGGATTGCTGGCATGAGGCATGACCTCATACACGCTACTGGCGCCCCCAGAGGGGCGCGCAGAGCTCTTCAGCAGAATATCTCCATGAGCTCCTCCGAGAGAGCGAGTTCGAGTTCGAACCGATCTTCCGGGTGGATGTCGTCGAACCCTGAGTCGTCAATCAGGAACTTGATCATCTGCTCCAGGGTCTTGCCCTTGCGTACCTGGATGAGATCGGAGCGTTGGGTGAGCAGTATCGCGAGTTCGGTGTTCAGCGTCATACCTAGATACTAGCGCCTACCACCTCGAATGTCAAGGCGGCAACCATGTCACTCCCCGAAGACCAATCGGTCGATCTGCGCGATGTCGAACTGCGAGCACTTGTCGATCATGTGGGCGATGTAAGCGACAGGCGGCGAGTCGAGGTTCTCGCCCTTCCTCGCGTTCACGAAGATCTCGTAAGGGTCCTCGCCAGCCTCCTGGGCGACCTTGTCGACCTCGAGCGCGATCTCGGTGATCTTGGTCATATCAATCCCCTAATCTCAATCGTCGAGCCAGTTGTAGGGCGGATCCTCGAGCTCTTCACGGGTGCAGTCTTCGATGTTGTACATCCACCGCAGGTCACCGCCGGCGGTGTCGTTCATGAGCGACCAGAACCCCGAGATCGCGAGTGAGTACCAGGCCTCAGTGCCCGGTTCGTATCCTTCGGTGGCGTCGGCGTTCTCGGCACCTGCACAGAGAGCGTGCATGGCGGTCGTCATCAGACCGTTGCGACCTGCGTGTCGCTCCTGTGTGAGAGCGTCAAGGCGGTTATACTCGATCTCGAAGGTGTGATCCTTGATGTACTGAGCCCGACGCGCACGGCACCTGGCGCGAGCCGCCTTGGTCGCGGGGTGCGTGCATTCGGTGTGAGAGGTCGGAGTCATAGGTAAATCATACCACCCCATGGAACCATGTCAAGGCCGAGATCGGGCTGTTTGAGGCGGTCATGAGGTGTCAGGTATGCTGGCATATACAACTGCCCCACACAGCGCGAGAGCGCCCTGTGGGCGCCTCAGCGGGGGATGTCAGAGATTCGACTGCGCAGCGGTGTAGATCATCTCCTCGATGGTCAGCGACCCGTCGTAGTAGCCGCGAGCGGCGGTGCGGAGAGCCTCGTCGCCGGTGCGTGCGGCGAGCAGGTCGATCTTCGCGGCGATCTCCTCGCTGTCGCCGGAGTTGTCGTAGAAGGAGGTCAGGATCGCGGCGAGAGCCTCGCGGTTGGCGGTGGAGGCAGCGGCGCGTTGCCGGCGGCAGGCGGCGCGCGCAGCCTTCGTGGCGGGGTGGGTGCAGTTCGTGTGCGGTGTCGAGGTCATACCTCGATCATATCCCGGCAACCGCGTCGTGTCAAGGAGGGTCAGACCGCGCGCATCGCGCTCACCGGGAGGATCTTGTCGCGACCGTCGAGCAGGGTCACCCAGGCGTGGGACCGATCGTCGTTGAAGTCCTTGACCAGACCCCGGGTGTCGACCGGCAGGGAACCGACCTGCTCAGTCAGAGTGATCACCGATCCGACATTGATCGGTCGGGGGGCGCCGGAGGCGATGAGGTTGCGTCGGCGAGCCTCGCGAGCGTTCATCGTATGATCCTTTCGGTTGGGGTTATACCCCAATCCTATCCACCAGTCGCCACGTTGTCAAGGAGCTATTTAGCCGCGCTGGCGCAAGATCAAGTCGTCCCCAATGCCAGCATACCACCTTATTTGATCTTGTCTCAGAGGCGCCCTACGACAGATACACCCCTTTATACCGACGTGTACGCGCGGTGTACATACACCCCCATACATACTACGCAGTATCCTCAACGCTCCACACCAACCCCTTGAGATACCCGCGTCGGCATACACACCACTGCACCCCCGAAGGGGTGAGTGGTAGGGCGTTGAGATCAGGCCTCGATCTCGTCCTCGTCGAGCTCGATCTCCTCGTCGATCATGTTCAGATCGGCGTCGGTGGGTTCGTCGGCGTCGTCGCCGATCTCCTCGTCGTTCTCGATCGGCGCGTCGTTCTCCCCGTCGATCATCGCGAGCGCGTCGATCTCCGTCTGCTCGGTGAGCGGCTGGGCGTTGGCGGCGCGCTTGGCCTCGAGCTCCTCGCCCCACTTCGCGAAACTCTTCTTCATCTTGCCGAGCTGGGTGGCGGTCAGGCCGATCGTGTAGCGGCCCCCCTTGCCCACCGACTCGATGCCGCTCATGTCGCTGCGCAGGAACTTGCGCAGCTCCTTCGGGGTGGTGCCGATCTCCTCGCTGAGCGACTTCGTGGAGTACTCGACCTTCGCCATCTTGATCATCCCTTCGGTTTGCCCCCCGGTCGGGGGGCGATAGGTAAATCATCTCACTCCCCCGACCCCCTGTCAAGTGACAAATCACCCGAAAGCGGACGACTTTTCAAGATCTTTTGGTAACGAAGATCATACCCTCAGTTAGGTCACGGTCCTTGACAACACTCATGTACCGTGGTATACGCGCGGGCGCGCGTTATATAATCGCCACCCCCTCACGAGCCCCCTGAGACAAGATCAGCGGAGCCGGAATGCTAGCATACCACGTCGTCCGATCATGTCCCTACGGAGTTCCTAGGAATTCCATTCTTTGTTATCCACCCGATATGTGGCTTAGCTTTTCCTGCCTTTGACCCCCGTTACGTGATTGATATGATCCATGTATGGATCATATCAATCACGGGGCGCCAAACGCCCTCTCACGGTCACGTAACGCGCGTCGGGTACGTCCCAGTATGTCCGTTTTCCACCCCTACATCCTGATCCGTGGCGATTCCAGCAGAATCCGGAGATCGGAGCTCCTGGCCGGCAGGAAAGTCCCAAGAGTCCTAAAATAATCTTATATAAATATGCATATATATCCTCGCGAACGCCGCGAGCCGCGATCAAACAAACGTCCACTCCACACCGCGAGCAGTCATGACTTTCCACACGCCGCGAGCGGGCCGTCGGATTCTGTTATGAAGCGTTTCGTCCTCGGCCGACGAGCATAACACTGAATATCTGACGGTTTAAACCCAGATTTACCCGTGTCGTGGCCGGTTTTTCTCGGGGATACCACCAGAAACATCTGGGAATCTCCCTCAAAATGTTTTAGTAGTTGATATTCGACTCCTGATGTTGAGTCATGTCCCGCCGCAGGTCAGGCGTTTTTTAGTGTATCTACGTTCTAATACGATTAGTCGACCTCCTCGCGGATTTTTGACAGATTTTCCCTTATGTTTGCTTGGATTTTCTCTGGGAATAGCTATGTAAATCCTCCTAGCTCTCTGTAGAGTGTTGACTAAACTCCAGCCACAGTGTTAGCTGGACCCCAGCCTGGAGTTTGACCCGTAGATTTCAGTGAGAACGAACCGCCAGCAACTGTGGCACCCCCTCAACCTCTTCTCGCACCCCGTAGTTTCCTCACCCATCATAGTGTAACCACGAATGACGTATGATCGTCCCTGATCCAGCCCTGATCACCGACCCTCCTAAACGCTTCTCTGCGCGATGAGCGTCACCTCACCGACTCATATATCGGCCCGGCATATACCCATCGCGCAGAGACAGCTCTCATCACTCCTAGAGAGGCACCTAATCGCGCTTATCGATTGCGTCGCGCATCGCGTCGCCGGTGACCAAACCCTCATTCCCCCCATTCCCCTTATTCCCGACTCCGCCCACCTGAACCATCAGTTCCCCGGTAGCAAGATCAAGCCCCAGACCAAGAGCAGCCAACTCAGCAGCCACATCACGAGCGACAGCACGAAGCCGCTTGTCCGCACGAGCCTTGATCTCTGCCGCCTCCCTGTTTCCGACTCCCGCAGTTCGAGCAGTGCTTCCCCGTGATGCCCCACGCGCAGCACGCCGAGCGCTACCGCCAGAGCGCACCACCACTTCAGCCATCCGCGATCGAGAAGCGTCAGTGTCTCGAGTCCTCCCCCCACCGCCACCTCCCCGATTCTTAGGGTCTCCCACCTTTCCAACCTCCGCTTCAGCCCCCCGAGTGTCCCTACCACCATCCACCTCCGGGCTATTCTCACCGTACATGTTAAGATCCCACAGCAGCTCGTACACCAGCAGCAGGGCTGGCGGAAGCTTGAACAACACCTCCACACCGACCCTCGAGTGGCTCACTCCCGCGGCGGCCCCTATCTCCGCGAGCCTCGACCTCACCATGGTGTCCACCATACTCATGGGCACCATCCGCTCGTTCCCAGCACCAGCACCAGACCTAGCCATCGAGCTCCCCCTCAGGGTCCATGTACCACTCCTCGAACGAGATCTCTCCGCCCGGACAGTTGTTCTTCCACAGCTCGGTGAACATGGGCTGCAGCGCGTCGACGATCCGTCGTCCTACGACCCTCAGATCACCGACGTCCATGTTCTCCCTAATCCTACGGTCGACCAGACACTTGCTGAGCTCAGTCCGTACGATCCTCTGAGCGTCCGATCTGCGGCTCATGCGTCCCACCCTCCATCTCCATCTCCATCTCCATCTCCATCTCCTGGCTCGGTTCGATGATCTGCCATCGAGCCAGGACTTCAGCGTCAGCGGCAGCGAGTCGTCGTTCCACTCGTGCGACTATCGCGTCCCTCAGATCGAACAGCTGAGCGTCGCCGGCGAACACCTCGCCGAACAGTATGTCCGCGGCGATCTCTCGAGCCACCGCCCGTCCCTGCTCATCCAGACTCTCGCGCCACCGGATGAACTCCCGCAGATCCATCACTCACCCTCCGTACCCAGTCCCTCAGCCACCAGACAGTCCATACAGGTCACATTCTGACGAGCGTACGAGGCCTTGAACCTCCCCCGGCCCAGACTCTGTATGTTCTCGACGAGCCCGCACCAGGTCTCTCGCTTGACTCCCCCCTTCTTGCCCTGCGCCTGCTTGATCCAGTGCATCTCGCCGGGCTCCTCAGAGCCCCGTGTGAAGGCGTTGTCCAGCGATCTGTGCTCAGGCTTGACTCTCTGCCACCCGGTCACTCGTCGTCCTCCCCCCCACCGGCCCGGACGGCGCCCCCGGCTCCGCTAGCCATTCTACCGCCCCACACTGCCGAGTTGCTGAAACTCCTTGAGACCGGTCTGCGATTCTCGACGACCCCGCTTATGGTGTCCATCACGCGGTCTATGTCCTCGAGAATATCCCTCACCACCGTCTCGGTGAGCGGCATGCCCTGATACCGCTCCAGCTTGTTCTCCAGTATGGCTCGCACCTCGAGACTCTGGATCAGCGGAGCCATGACCTCCCACAGTCCAGGCTGGTGCGATCGAACGATGGTCGATCCGACCTGCTCCGCCGGCGAGCCGTTCATCACCCGCGTGGCCATGTCCGTCCAGTCCTTGGTCTCCTCGCTGCCGAATAACACCTCCCGCAGTCGATCCGCGAGCCGCGCGGTGACCAGCGCTCTCTTCTCGTCAGGCGTCATCGTGTCCTCACCTTCGACCCCGGCATCCCCGCCCTCGTCATTCTACCCTTTCCTCCTGCGTATCGGTTGACCACCACGGCCCGCTCGCCGAACTTGTAGGTCCAGCCGGCCCGCTGCAGCCTCATGTTGAAGCACGTCAGGCAGACCGTGTTCTTGTCGTGCTCCGCGTGGAACGGCCTGAGATGAAAGTCCTGCAGCTCCATCGACCTGCGTATCAGCTGCGCCTGGTATGCGTCCGCGATCTTGATCTTGACATCGTCAATGCCCATGACCGATATGCTATCATCCCCGTCGCCAGTGCCAAAAGTCCGGCGCGCTCGTGCTCAGGCGGCGTTATCCCGACCACGACGAAGAGGATAGCCGTCAGCACCCAGCATATGTAGAACATCTCCGCTATCAGCCACTCGATCTCCCTGCACAGTCTTTGTGCCACCCCTGATCCACGCAAAACATGCTCCCATCAGCTCTACCAGGCAGGCCTGTAGATCGTCGTCATCGCCGCTTCCACACGCCCTGACCTGCGCCAGCTTGACCTGCAGCAGATTGACCCACGAGGGGCTCATGATCAGCGAGGCCTTCCAGTGGTCCAGCAGGTCCAGGGCCTCGGCGCCCTCACAGCCGGTCGGCATGGTCGCCGCGCCGTTGTGCAGAATCTGGTCGGCGTAGACCAGCGTGATCTGCAGGGCCGAGGGCGAGGTAGGAGTGTCGAACATCACGTCGCCCAGCTCGGGCATGTGATTCTCGGACGATCCTCGGCCGTAGTTAAACTCGATAAGATGTCGCCATCCGCCCGACATCAGGGCGTCGATCTCTGTCCACACCAGGACACCGCCGCAGACCTTGCACCAGCCGCGGTCGCCCGCGACTGGCTCAAGCCCGGCGGAGGGGTACCCGTCGAGAAACTCACTCATAGTCACTGTTCCAGATTTCCTCTAGATTGACAGGTTCGCCCATACCCAGGGTGTCGATGATCCGCCGGGTGCGGCTTTTAGGCAGCGGTTTGCCGGGCTTTGCTCGCAGCTCCTTCTCTATCTGTATACAGGAGGCGCAAGTCACAATCGGCAGATGAGGAGTGTACTCCCTGTCACTCAGTGTGTCGAACTCAACCTGTCCGCACAGTACCACTCGGTACATGGGCATGCCACGGTGGATGGTGCCCATCACCGGGGCGGCGGACTTCTTGCTATTCATGTCTTACCTCCTCTCACGCATCAGTATATCAAACCCGCCCTATCATATCAACCCCGTGATCACCTCGACGTCGGCGATTGGTCGCCCCGTTCATTATTGGGATCGCGGGAGCGCAGCGAAGCGGAGCCCGCGATCACAGTAGTGCATCGGGATGAGGCAAGGGGCGACCCATGATCGCCCTTGCCACCTTATCATTTGTTAAATTTTACCCGAAGGGTAAATTACGCCCGCGGGCACGCGCGAGTCAGTTGACGGGGTCAGGCTTCGCGTGGACTGTCCAAAGTTTGTCGGGGGTTTGGGCCGCGCGGCCGATCTCCTGGAGCTTTCTGAGACAGTTGTAGGTGGCTGCGGGTGAGAGGCCCGCTGCGCGAGAGATGTCTGAGCATCGTTGGGGGCCTTCGGGCTGTAGCCTGAGGCAGGCGCGCCACACTTTGGCTGAGTTGCCGCTGAGCTTGGGTGTGTTTGACCCGCGGCGGGGCTTGGGCCGCTCCACTGTTGAGAAGTCGATGTCGTGTACCTGAGCTCCTGCGTCGAGGGTGTACGTTGGGGCCCAGGTGCGCTGTGTGGGATCGGTCTTAAAGTCCCACCGCCCGGAGGGGGCGGCCTTAGACTCTAGCTCCATGATGAAGCCGTGTTCGCGGGCGGTGAGGTAGAGTGAGTCCTCGGCCCAGGCGTGCAGCGCCTGAGAGCCCAGCAGCCGGGTGCCACCGCGTATCTCACCCTCGACTCTTGACTTGTTGAAGTGGTGCACGAGCAGTATTGTCGTGTTCTCTCGCTTGGCCATTCGGGTGAGTGGGTCTAGGACTATGTTCATCATCTCGCCCATGTGGTTGATGTCTGAGCCACCAACGCTGCGCATGAAGGTGTCGAAGATGACCAGGGCGTAGGCCCACTTCTTACCGTTTGCCATCGTGTAACCCTGTCGAATTCGCTGTTGAACCTTCGCCATTGAGTCCTTGTCAGAGAAATTGACCTGGTGGCCATGTACCAGAGTTAAGGGCGCTTCGATACGGGAGCCCCGAGGTTCACTGTATACCCCCCCTTCGTGCAGAATGAGCTGTGTACCGTCGTACTTTGTCTTGGCTTCCCACACCTTCTTGATGCGGTCCGACATCAGGTGTGGAGAGTCCTCCAACACAAAGTACAACACTGGACCGGACTGTTCAACCGCGAACTGATCGAGAAAGTGCATGTGGTGTGCGCTGGCAGATCCCGCGACCGACATCGCCAGGTCAAGTGCCACCCAGCTCTTGCGGGCCTTGGGTTCACCCCCGATGAATCCCACATTGCCCCGGACGATCATGTTGCGCACCAGCCACTTGGGCGGCTTCGCCGCGGCTATGAAGTCGTTGACATTCAAGCCAGTGTAGTCGACCGTCTCGCTGAACTGCTTCTTGCGTTTAGTCCAGGCAGTCTTTGCCTGCTCCGCCAGGTCTTCGAGTTCAGTCTTACGACCCCTGAACTTATTCCAAGGTGTGGGGCGTATGACCGCCACTATCTCCTGGATGCTGCAGCCAACGTCCGCCAGGCAACGCATGAAGTAGAACATCGGCTTGCTGCGATCTTCGCCCTCCTGAGGCCCTCGCTCCATTCGCTCAGGGACACTCTTTGGGAGCAAGAGTCTTACTCGGTCGAGCACCTCACCAGGCTCGACTCCATCGATCTTCTCGAAGAGCTCTGCGTCGAGGGGGAGCTCTTCCCCTTCGTCATCGATCGCCGGCAATTCATTGAACTGCTCCGCGTTGTATCGAGGCCCCTTGGACCACAGCAGCTTGCCCTGGGGAAACTCCCCGTTCTCATCTTCATACTGAGATTTGTGGTTGGTCCAGCCCGGCAGCCTCAGCAATTGCGTGGTGTCCCACCCACTGGGGTCGGCGTCGACCAGCCTCGTCATACGCTGGTTGTCCGCACCCTTCTGAGAAGCCCCGTAGAGATCCTCCTCATCGGGGTCGTTCAGTAGCCAGAGAGCCTGGTACCTGCCCGGCGAAGTCTCCCAGGCGATCGAGGGCTTCCACTTCGGGTCGATCTTTCGAGGATCTGCCTCGTCGAGGTCAGCCCAGAGCGCATACTCCTCGGTGGCGTACTGCACTTGGCGGGCGTCCTGGGCGAAGAGTAGCGGACACCAATAGAGGTCGTCACCCTCGTGCGCCAGCATGTGCTGCAATATATCGTCCCGCTGCTGCGGCCACTGAAACGACTTACTACGGAACTTCCTATCAGGCCCTTCCACCCAGGGGAAAAAGCAGTATCCCGTATTGTCCTCGGGCCCCCATGCCTGCGATATGATGCGCAGTATCTGGTCGGCTTTGCTAATAGTCGTCATGTGAAAATACTAAAACTAATATCAGAGTAAAGCAACCACTGAGAAGCTTCGAGCGACCGAGTAGTTGACTAACAGCACAGGGTAGCGATATAGTAGTGCCATCGCTAAAAGGGAGGCTGACATGGCAGGTGAGTTTGCGATAGGCGAGCAGGTGGTGACAAAGCAGTCACCGGCTCTACTCGGTGTGGGAAGAGTGATACCGACCCCGAAGTACTCGAGCCCCCGCCTGATCTGGGCGAAGTTCTCGGGTGACACCGAAGCCGCGTTCGAGCCGGGGGAGCTCGAGCTCATCCAAACTTACATCGCTCGCATACAGGCCGAGGACCGCTGGCGCCTGGCCAACAGATGGAAGGGGGCACAATGAGGTACTCGACGCCGCCCGCGCCCCAAGTCCGGCAAGAGCCTTGCTGGTGTGAGGGTGGCTCCTACTACTGCGGCTGCTAGGAGAAACACAATGACGCACCCCACCCGAGAGACCGCGCTCGCGGCCACCTCCAAGCTCATCGAGATCGCCTACGTGGCGATCACGACCGGCCAGGCGGTGATCGATCTCGACGCTGCACAGGACATGATTCGTGTGATGCAGCGGTACCACCTGTTGGAGGAGCGAAACCTCCACACCCTTCACGACCCCGCCAACGGCTTTCCGACGGTCAAGTTCTACGACCAGATGAAGCACTTCGCCGGCGACGCCATGACCCAGTCCAACGATGGGAATATCCTGTGATCCCGCTGCCCACGCTTCTCGAGGACAAGACGTTCCGCAAGTACTTCGAGACGACGCCGGCGCTGTACCCCACCCAGGTCGAGCCGGGCGTCAAGCCCTGGCGACTGTGGGTCAAGAAGACCGAAGACTCCAAGTGGACGAAGAAGGAAGTCAGTGGATACCAGACTGCTGCCGGGTACGTTCTCGACCGGCTCGACGACATTTACGACGCGGCTGTCCAGTCAAGGGCTCGATCGTATGGCCCACCTCATCGTCGAGTCCGCGCGACGTCGGGAGGCAAGCCGATCCCGGGCCCAGAAGGCGTACGCCTCGTCGTATGGAGCCTCAGCCGCGACCTCATCCACGAGTACGGCCGACACGACTGGTGCTTCCAGTGCCGTCGACCCACCATATTCGGGTACTTCCATAACCATCACGCGTTCCGCGGCACGGCTCTGGAGGGTTTTACTTCAGCTGACGTTCGTCGCTGCACTCTGTGTGGGATCAGCCACTCTTTCAACCGTTCTGCCGTCTGAAGCAAGAGGTAAGCATGTCCGCAGAGGTTTCGTCGAGCGTTCACTGCGCAGGTTCTTCCACGGGGCAGCATCACTGGCTGGCCATAACGATGCAGCTGGGCACCATAGTGGGGGTCGACTCCACCGGCGCCCCCGTTTTCATCCCGGACGACACTGCCGACGCTGGGCTGGATTCTCCATGCTACGGCGGGCATCACTACGGATGCGCTCACTGCGACACTACCTGGCACGAAGGCTTGACCACCACCTGAAGTTGACAGGGCAGTTGTGGAGCGATATACTGCTTAGCGAACCTGACCCCTATTTCGGAGGCGATGATGACGCACCCCCTCCCGCTCAGCGACACCCCGATATTTGCGGGGATGTTGAGCGACCCCCAGCACGGCGACCTGGCCCGCGAGCTCAGCAACCCCCTCCCCTCCCCCGTGCATCACACGTCCTTGCGACGGTCGCGTACGGCGGAACTCTCACACCCGGCGAACTGCCCCGCCTGCTCCCCCGCTTCACTCTTGTTCGTCCTCACCAACCCCTGCCCGCCCGTCAACCGGGGGCTGGCCCTGCCCCCCGGATCCGCGACGAGCAGCGCGTCCCGCTTCGCCCCCGTCCGCAGCCACGGCAAGAAGTCGTCGAACCAGCGCAAGAAGGCGAGCCACTGACGTGGCAAACTTCTTCCGGGCGCTCCACATCCCCGCCGACTCCGACAAGCCCATCACCGAGCTCCAGCTCGAGGTTGGCTCCGGTACGATCGCACACTCGGCACTCATGCGGTTCTTCTGCGACTCGCTCGGCATTCCCGACCTCTTCCCCGGGTACGTCCGCACCCCCGAACTGGACAAGCTCAGGCCCACCGAGTACGACCCCGACATCCACATCGTGATGGTGGTAGATGAGGAGGGACACGAGCGGCGGCGGCCGGTCAACCACCGCGCCTGGCTGTTCTACCCCGACCCGCTGTACTACATCGCCGGCGACGTGCTGATGGTGGCCGAGGACCATTCGGACCCCGTGGAGGGCTGGGAGGTCATCTCGCTGCCCGATTACGTCACCCCCGAGCTCGTCGTCGAGCGCACCCAGCACACCAACATCCGCAAGAGCAACCAGCGCTAGGACCAACTGCACAGTGTTCAACTCGTTCTTCGGCCACCTCACCGAGTTCGGCTTCGCTCTTGGAGCCGGGCTCGGTGTGGGGGCTGGTCCTTTTATCCTCGGCAGCATGATTCTCGAGCGCCACTTGGACCAGCGAAAGCGGGACAAGATTCGGAGCAATCGCCGCCCTCCTTCCATCACCGCCGACACCGCGATCATAGAGAAGATAGTGGAGTGACCGAAGTCAACATACCCCGACCCACACGGAACAGCGAGCCTTTCAGGTCTCTGGTGGTGAACGCGCTCGCCAATAATCCGGGCACGCAGTGCCGCCACTGCCAGCAGCCCATCGTCGCTTGCGGATTCGACTGCGCCTTCCACGGCTACGTGCATGTGGGCGATCGCAGCGGCAGCCACAAGTGCGGAGTCCTCAACGGCTACCCCGTGGCTGATAACGCCTCGCCTTGACATTCCCCACCATGCCATGCTAGCATAGCAATCTGACGCACTCACCGCATGGCATGGAGGTATGATGGGCTCCTCGCTTTCCACCGCCGAGATAGCTGACTCGCTCGGCACGACCGCCAGGGTTCTCCGGAAGTTCCTGCGGTCCTCGGCATCCCCCTTCGAGCCGGTAGGTCAAGGCGCTCGGTACAACATCGACGCCGACGACCTCGTCGAACTGAAGGAGCTCTTCGGGACCTGGGTCAATCGACCTGGGTCTCGATCCACGTCGAAGACCACCTCGACCACGAAGGCCCCCCGGAAGCCGAAGCCTAAGATCGTCGAGAAGGTCGACCCGCTGGCCGAGGACGACCTCATGACCCGCATGACGAAGACAGTCGCCGAGCGACAGCGCATGCACGGGGTCATATGCAGCTACTCTTGGAAGCACCCGAAGGTCAAGGGACTGGAGGAGAAGTGCAACAAGAAGACGGTCAACGGCACGAAGTTCTGCGAGATGCATCCGCAGATCTTCTTCTGCGGCAACGAGGATGACCCGGTCGACAACTACTGCGGCCCTGGTGGGCGCCACCCCAAGCCATTCTGCAAGTACCACAACGCCGAGATAAGCGACGAGGAGCTCGCCGAATATCTCGCCCGTCCGCTCGAAGAGCAGGACTGACACAGAGTTCCCCACTACCCTCGGTGGGGGATAGCTGAGCGCCAGGTAAGTCTTCCCCGCGACTCCCTTCGATCTGGGAGTGAAGCCACCTGGCGCTCAGTGCTGTGTGGGGGCATTTGACAACCTGTCATGAGCCTGGTAGCATGCTTTGCATGAAGAACTTGACGAAGCGGCAGCTCTGCGAGATGCTGGAGTCGCTGCGAGAAGACGACAACATATCCTTCGTTCTGGCGCACGACGCGGTCGAGGGGGACATCATCACCGTCCTCGGGGAGCACGACCCCGACTACCGCCACTCGCGCGAAGGCTTCTGGATCGACATGGGCAACCCCGACGTGCTCGTGGAGACCGACATGATAAAGGTCTCGTACACCTCCAACCCCCAACACCTCTTCCGACCCGAAACGAGGTCCACCCTGTGACCCTCCTCGACACCGACGCTTCGGTCGACGCCGGCAGACTGGCCGACCTGGGGCTCGAACTGATGGCGGCTTTCCGCCACAGGCAGAATCAGCACGACCTCCACACCGACGGCACTGGACCGCGCAACACGGGCAACTATCGCGTGACCCAGTATAACCTGCGCGAAGCGATGAGCGCCGGCGAGGTCACCTGGCTGCTCAGCACCCGCAGCTACATGGCCGAGGTCGCCAAGACCGACAATCCGGCGGCCCTGCGACGAGCTCTCGTCCTGCTCGGCGGCGAGGTCATCGCCTGGATAAACGATCTGGACAACCGGAAGGAGTGAGTACGATGAGACTCCGCTTCGGTGTGGGATGGACTGAGGGGCCGTTCTTCGCGGGCCTGTTCACTGGGAGTCGTCGAGACGAGATCGAGTTCGACCGGCCCGGGGGTCCTTACGAGGTCAAGGTTCGCGCACTCATCACGGGTGCTTGCGTGACCCTGGCAATCGCCGCTGTTGCGGTAGTCGGCTTCGTGGCATTTCTCATAGTCTTTCTCTAGACCTTGACAACTGAGCCAAGGCATGCCATCATTGATTAGTCGCGCTCGGGGGATTTCCCTCCCTTCGGTTTTACCTTCGAGCCGTCTTCCGAAGACCCTCGCCGGTTCGGCCCCCCCACCGGCGGGGGTCATTGGTAGTAACAAGGGCCGCCAGGACGCTGGCATGGTAAAGGTAGGTACTATCGAGGTGGTTCGAATCCACCAGGCCCGCCAAGGCTCCGTATCGCTGGAGATGAATACTCAGACCGCGAGGACTTCATCCACGGAACAGCGGTACGGAGCCTTGTTCCATGTTGATCTTGGTTTATCTACCCATCGAGCAACTCAGTACTCTATCAGGGCATTTGACACCGTAGTACCCCCGCCCTATACTTCAATTATTCGGCCCCTGCGATGGGGGCCAACGACCGAAAGGCCTCGGGTGATGGAGCCCGACATACTCCGGATAATATCCGGCCCGAAGGTGATCAGCGAAGTTTCCCGGGCGAGGAACTACACACCTTCGGGTCTGCCACACTAACCCCCACAGCCCACAAGATTCACCCACGAGTCCGAGCCCACCGAGGACCATCTGACCCGCCGGCAACGCGATTCCCCGGCGAAGAGGGCCCCCAGACGATAAGTTCCTCCCCCCGACTTATCGCTCTGGGGGCTCTGCCGTGTCTGGCTGAGGCGCCACATAGCATTTGACATCTCGTCAAGCGGCCCCTATACTTTACTCATCGCGATAATGCGATGCCTCGCTTTAACCGAGAGGGACAACGATGACGCTGCTCCAGATAAAGACCTGGTTCGAGACCGACCAGGACGGGGTCAAGGGCAAGAAGTTCGACTCGCTGAAGGACTACCGCACCCAGTGGGACATGCTGAGCGACACCGACAAGGACCAGCTCAAGGCCGGTCTCTCCGACGGTACCTTCAACTACTGATGGGCGCCAAGGACAACCCGCGCCCCTTTCCTCAGGGGGACTACGACCACGAAGACTGCCCTCACTCCCGAGAAGTGATCCTCGCCGGCCGGCGAATCTGCAACTCCGGCTGCGGTAGGGACCTCGGCCCCGCCTAGACCACCACGATCCCACACCCCGAAGCCCCGGCTCACTCTCCTCGAGTCGGGGCTTCGCGGTGTGTCGTCGAGCATAATCGATCTTAAGGCTTCTCTGAGCGCTTCAAGCATGTCGCGCTACTCATTTATCGCAGCGCTGGGTGCCCATCGATAGGAAGCTCTTCCCAGCGCTCCCTAAATCATCTTTTTGCGCATCGCGTCGCGCACCTGCTCGATCGCTTGCTCAGCGTCGCTGACCGAGCAGACGACATACACGATGCCCTTGGCCCTACGGATCTCCCCATGCTGGTAGTGCTGCTTCGGCGAGACGTCGTTCCTGGTCTGTGGAAGCTTGACCTCCATGCCGACGAACGCGCCGTCCACGCAGCAGATCAGATCGGGCAGGCCCGCCGGCATGAGGGCCGAGCCGTGTATCTTGAAGTTGAACACACCGAGCTCACGCAGGCGCTTTTGTATGCGCTGCTGCAGTCGGGTTTCAGGCCCGCTGGGCATATCTCCTCCGTTCATTCTAGGGCTTTCATCATATCACCCCGACACACCGAGAAGACCACCGGTTGACGCACCCCAGGCAAAGGAGTACCGGTGGCCTTCTGGTGTGAAAGGAGCTACCCACTCAGCTCCATCACGGCTGCTAAGCAATCATCGCATAGGTCGATCCCTATGTCAACATCATGCCATGTCAGACGTCTTCGAGATCAAGTTCCTCGAGATCGTCGTCCTGGACGGCGCGCTTCTTCTTCGGGGCCGGAGCGGCAGCCTTCTTCGCGGCAGCCTTCTTCTTGGGTGCCGGCTCGGGCTCCTCCTCCTCCTCTTCCTCTTCCTCCTCGTCGTCCGAGGTCTCCTCATCCTCCGACTCCTCCTCGTCGGTGGCCTCGTCCTCGTCCTCGTCCTCGTCCTGGTCAGCGTCCGTCTCGGCCGTAGCGACTTCGGAGACTGGCATCATGGTCGCGATCTCGGACTGCAGGCGGCCGTTGTACTCGGAGTCCTCCAGCGTCACGCCGATCTCACGACCCACGATGCGGTTGGGGTCGACCGACATGCGCTTCTTGGGTATGACGATGCCGGCGGCCGCGAACAGGAGCCGCAGCTTCCAGAGGTTGTCCTCCTTGAGAACGATGTAGACTGCGTAGGTGCCGACCTGGCCCCTGTGCTTGACCTCGACGGTGTAGATCCACATCGCCTCGCCGGACTTCTTGGACTTGCCGTCCTGCACCTTGGTGATGCGGGCACGGTGGTCGCCCTCGGGGAGCCGCTTCTTGTTCCAGGCACCCCCGCCTTCCTTCACGTTGGTGAAGTCAAGACTCTGCTTCGATGCTCCCATGTCGGGTATTACCTCTCTTTGGTGTGGAGCGATGTCTATATGCTATCGCACCGGTCAACGGGATCTTACTGCGCGCGCTTGCGCACGGGAACCTTGCCGGTCTCGAGCAGCTCGAGAAGCTTGGGCACGGTCGGGTTCTTGATGTAATCGGGCAGCACGTGGTCAGAGCGTCCGCCGGTGTCATACAGCGGGTGCTCGCTCAGCCACAGTCGACGCTGCTTCTTCGTCGTGCCGTTGTAATCTACGTCTACGACGTAGATGCGCCCGATGACGTCGACCAGGGAGTTGATCGAGCCGCGAGAACCCTTGGGCAGGTCGGCGACGAACCCCATCGGAGTCTCCTCGGCTTCTTCGTCAGCTTCGGAACCCTGCTGCTCGAGGGGTCGCTCCTGCGCAGTGTAGATGACGCCGATGTTGGGCAGGTTGTAGAAGTTGACCATCATGGTCTTCATCACCTTACCCGCCTGACCCCAGTCGCGACGGTCGACCATGCCCGGCTGGGAGTCGATAGCCTTCTCTTCGCGGATCTTCATGGTGAAGTCCAACGCCATGTCATTGATCCGAGTCAGGCCGTCAAGCACCACCCACTTGTAGGGGTGCTTGCCGAGTCGCAGATAGGAGTAGAGATCGTTGAGATCCTCCCACCTGTTCAGCGGCCAGATGTCGGGATCGAGTCCCTTCATCCACACCGACCCCTGCTCCGGGTCAGCGATCAGGACATCGGGAGCCGACGCGCCGAAGGTGGACTTGCCCTTCTTGTTCCGGCCGTACACCAGTATACGGGGTATCTTCTTGATCTGGGACGGCTTCACGATGGTCCGAGAAGCGATGGATTCGTAGTCTTTGGCAGGCACTAGCGCGAACCCTCCCGCTCATCCTGGTAGTAGTGCATCGGATCCTTCGTCCTGTAGTTGTTGATACGGATAGCTCGCGGATTACCCCCCATGAGCTCCACAGTGCAGAGGTCGACGAAGCTGCAGGTGTAGGTGCAGCCCCGGTCCACCATACGCTCGATGGAGTCTTGCTTGTGGAAGGGGTATCGCTGTATGCGCTGCACGGTGTGGTAGTTCTCCATAGCCACACGGTGAAGCATCTCCTCGCCCTTCTCGAGCGAGTCGCGACGGAAGAACGGAGAGGTCTGAGGCTCGCCCGGGCGATACTTCTGCTGCTTCAGATACCGCAGCGTCGCCTTGATGTTGTCCAGGTCTGTGGGACGCTTGCTCAGCTCGCCGACGCGCATCAGCCGTTGCACTTCGGCCTTGTAGGTCTTGTAGTCTGTGTCGCCGAGCACCTTGGAGAGTCGGCTGCCATCCTTGATGGCCTTGGGCTTCGAGGGAGCGACTGTGCGTATGTAGTTCCACTTGAAGCCCTGCACGCCCAGACCCTTACGAAGGGCAGCCCACAGATAGAGAGCGGACTGACCGTCGAGCAGCCGGAAGTTGAGATCGGGCAGACTCTTGTGGGTCTTGTGATCCCAAATCCAGAGGCCGAACTGATCCTCCATGATGGCGTCGACCTTGCCCCGATAGACTACACCGTTGGGCAACTCGGTCTCGATGGTGTACTCGGTCTCGATGCACCTGACCGGATCGTCCTCGTAGTACCAGAGATAAGCCTCCATCAGAGCTTCGAGCTCGAGGGGCAGATCGCCGTAGTAGTCCTTCTCCTCGTCCAGCAGATCGCTGAACTTGGCACTACGACGCAGGTGCTCGGCCCGCCAGTCCCGACCGGAGTGGTGTTCCTCCAGCAGAGCGTGCATCCAGGTACCACGTTCGAGCGGCTTGGAGAGTCGCTTTGGCGCCAGTCGCTGGATGTACTTGTAGTCGTATTGCTTCGGGCATCGTCGCATGACCTTCAGGGAGGAGTGAGTCACCACCTCCGCATCGATCTCCGGGTCGACGTAGAGGTTAGTCACGAGTGCGCTCCATGACCACGCTCTGCAGGGTAGCGGGATCCTCCTGGTTGGAGGACTGAGTGTAGAGGCCGAGGGCCGACTCCACAACCTGGTAGGAGCTGCCGTCGAGGTTGATGCGCTGACCCTTAGCCAGGAGGGGCAGCCTACCCTCCCACACCTTGCGGCCGTTCGCGTTCATCACGATCGTGTGGATCATCCAGCCCACTGTCCTGTCAGGTAGAAGTAACTGATCATCACCATGACAGGCGCGGCTACCGACAACCATCCCCAGCGCACAGTCTCTCTCGACCGTGCCAGCCTGACCCAGATGGGAAAGACTACGAGCAGTGCCCGCGGGATGCTCATGTAGAAGTCAGAGGTAGTTAGCGTCATCATCGTGATACAGCAGTATACCAGAGAGGGCCAGTCTTTGTCAATCAGGAAGATGATACAGAAGAGTAGCATGACGATGGCGCAGAAGATCTCGACTTTCTCCTCCCCGCCGTATGATCCGCCAGCCCACCCCGCGTAGTGCCATGAGGCCTCCCAGGTATCCCATGGCCACTCGGTGCGGCGGTTCCAACCGGCAGCCTCTGCATGACTCCAGGCCAGCCAGTCGTGGGTGTGGACGAAGAGGAACAGCTCGTAGAGGAGGGGTGTGATAAGCCCTATCATCAGCTTGACCGATTTGCCCATCAACATAAGTGAGATCCACAGAAACAGACCCTCCACACGAAGTGAGCATGCGCCGGCGAGCAACCATCCCGCAGCCCAGTAGTGACGCCGCCTGGTGTGGTACCATGCCCACACTGCAAAGGCAAGATAGGGCGATTCACTATACCCGAGCATCAAAAAGATGGTTGCGGGAGACATGAGCATGAACTTGGGAGCGGCGGGATGAAGTCGGGCGAGGCCCACTAGCGCGATCGATCCAGATACATAAGCGATCAACAGTTCAGCCACCACCCAGTTGCCCGCGGTGAAGTTCTTGGTTAGACCCAGGATAACTGGCAGGCCGGGGAAGAAGGCGACACTGTGAGGTGTGGACTGATGTTCGAAGTAACCGTAGCGAGCGATGTTCTGAAAGATGTTGGCGTCCCAGGCCTGGATGGTCTGGTCGAAGGTACGGTGGCTCATCGAGTCCAGCATGTAGATCGTGGAGAGCAAAACAACGTGGCCCAAGGTCCACACCTTGAGCCACCGCCGCTCGATCACGCTGAGTGGATTCTTGAAGCCTCCCTTCGTAGTGATTGTCATCGTGGTCATGCAACTAATCCCATCTTGTCGAGTGTGGTGAAGTCGTAGACCTGCTCCTCGGTGAGTTCGACCGAGTCACCCCAGTGTCGGCCCACCTTGACGTCGGCGACGATAGGCACGGTCATGTCGAGGCCGAACAGCCTCCGCATGTTGTCCATGTCCTCCATCGACTCCTTCAGCAGTACCATGGCCCGGCCCGCGACGTCGTCATCAGCCTCGATATTGATGGCGTCGTGAACAAGGCCCAGTACTGAGACCTTATCCGACAGACCCTCGGTTGTCAACCTCTCAACGAACAAATTCATCCCGGCCAAGGCCATGTCGCTGGCCAACCCCTGTACGGGAGAGTTGATGGCCTGACGCTCAGCCTCTGCACGCACCTTTGGATCGGGGGAGTTGATGTCCGGCAGGTGACGTACTCGGCCGATCGGCGACTGCACCCGAGCGTTGTAATGTACGAGTCGTCGCTGACGTTCGTGCCAGGCGAGCAGATCGGGGTACAGATCGAAGTATGCCTTACGGTAAGCCTTCGCTTCTGCCTCGCTGAACTTCACCCCATAGTTGTTGAACGCGGTGACGATGAACTTCAGCCACCCCATACCGTAGAGGAAGCCGAAGTTCACCGGCTTGGCCTTCTTCCGTTCCTCTTTGGTGATGTTCTTCGCTGCCTTGCCTGTCATGCGCATGGCCGTAACCATGTGGATGTCTGCGCCCTGCTGATAGAGCGAGATCATCGTCCGTTCTTTAGCACAGAAGGCAGCGACCCTAAGCTCAACTTGAGAGAAGTCGGCCTCAATCCAGGTACGACCTGGACTTGCACCGAAGAGACCGCGGATGAATGGATCGCGGGGAACTTGCTGAAGATTGACTCCCCGAATAGACGAAGTGCGTCCACTAAGTTTTGAAGCATCCTCCTTGCCACTGCTAAGTCGGCCGGTGACAGTGCCGGTAAGCTTGAAGGATGTGTGGACTTTCTGGTTCTCGTCGTACAGACCCGAATAGGGACCGAAGAACGACGACATAGCTTTCTGCCATTCGATGCGATCCAGCATAGTCTGCACGACGGGGTGGGGTTTGGGCACGTCGTTGAGAAGGAGTAGTACTCCCTCAGCCATGCTTGGGTCGCCCGGCCGGCCGTCAGGCTTCTCCTTACCTCGAGCCAGTACAGGTAGTCCGAGGTGGTCGAAGAGTAACCACTTGGCGAAGATTGACGCGTTGAGATTAACCTCCACCTTCTTGCCAGCCTTGTTCGTGGGCCAGGTCTCGATCGAGGGATCGGGAATGTAAGCCCGAACCTTGTTCTCGATCTCATCGAGCTTAGCCTGGGCGATCGGGGTACGTTCTGCAAGTCTCTCGACGTCAAGCCAGACACCGTTACCCTCCGCAGTTGTGAGATTGTTGCTTGCCGGCATGAGCAACTTCATCATGATCCGGAGCAACCTGGGCTGAGCGATGAGCTCCTCGCGTACCTGCAGATAGATCAGGTAGCCGTAGAAAGTGTCGAGGAAGTTGTACTCCAGTACCTCCTCGATCGGCATGCTGAGCAGGTCTTTCGTGTCCACACCCCATGGTGCGACGCCGAGTCTCATCGTGCCCTGTGGCTTAAGACCCTTCTGCACATTCTCGTCCAGCAGGTGTACACCAATCATGGTGTCGAACGTGAGAGTGATGTGGACCCCGCTGTGCTTACGCAACCACCGGCAGTCGAACTTACCGTTGTGTGCGATGCGGATTGGGATCTTGGCCATGATTGGCACGACGTGCCGCAGCATAGATCGCCACTGAGTGCGCCAAGGCGATTCAGGGTGATACAGAGGAATCCTGAAGCCTCCCACCTCGCCTGTGGAGGCGCTGACATATGTGCCGCACATCGAGATAACCCGAGCGCGAGGGTCGAACTCCTGGAGCGGCACGATGTTAGTCTCGATGTCGAAGTACACCAGCTTGGCGTCCTTCAATCTGACCTTGAGTAGTCTCAGATCATCATTGCTCAGAATCGTGTCGGGCGTGATCACCTTCACACCCTCAGCTTGCTGACCGTTCGCCATCGTGGCGAAGAACTTCAGGTCGGCCTGGTAGCCCGGGCGATTCTGAGGGCGGGCGAGTACAGCCGCCGGCGAGATGGTCGGGAAGATGGTCATGTTGCCCAGCTCCACGGGTTTGCCGCGCCACTTCGTGATACCACTGTGACCCGTCGTCGCGAGGAGCGCCTCGTTACCCAGGGAGAGGATGTACCGGGGCTGAACCTTCTCGATCTCAGCGTCGAGGTAGGGCTTACATGCCTTGACATCCGCGTTGCTAGCATTGGCGTCGAAGTTTCGGCACTTCAGCGCCGACGCCCAGTATATTCGCCCCAGATCCACACCTGCCTGAGCCAGGTCCTCCTCGAGCGCGGCTTGGTATCTGTCGCCGTTCGGCATCTTGGACACCACCATAATGTCCGCCTGCGCCTGGCCGAAACCAGGGTCGCAGACGGACTCGGTGCCACGATGCAACTTGCACTTGGTGCAAGCGCTGTCGTAGATCATATCGTCCTCAGTTGCTGGTGAACTTCATACAGAAGCCCGGGTAGGTGAGCAGGAAATAGGGTGCGCGCGCCATCGCGTCACAGAGGGCCTCGGCCATCTCCGAGCTCAAGGCGAGACTGAGTTGACCGCTCATCGCGTAGCCCCAGACATGGAAGAACTCGAACTCGAATTCTGATCGGAGGCTGTGGGCCTTCCACAGCTGGGTGCACCACTCGTCGATGGTGCCCAGGATCTCATGCGGTTCGTTGCCGTCTCGCTTGAACGGCATCGGCCACGTGATCAAGACCTGGTATGTCTTGTCGGCGGCGTTCTCCGGCTTGCGGTTGGGGAACCGGGCAACCAGCCAGTTGTGTACCTGGGCCGGGTTGTTGATATCGATGTGCTTAGTCATGCCCATATTGTACCACCTCTAGCCCCGCGTTGGCAAGTAGGTCCACTCCTGCTAGATCGCGGTAGGCTTCCAGGTAGACTACCTCCTCCACACCCACGTTGATGATCAGCTGCGCGCACTTGTAGCAAGGCGACAGAGTAGTGTACAGGCGTGACTGGACCAACCGGATGCCGTTCTTGGCGGCGAAGGCGATGGCGTTGGCCTCTCCATGCACCGAGATCTCACAGCCGAGCATGAGCGCACAGTAGGGTGCGTGGTATTCCTGACCGAAGGTTTCGATCTGACAGTCGCACGAGTGGTTGCAGTGAGGCATACCACTGGGTGCACCGTTGTAGCCAGTCACCAGGATACGATTGTCAAGAGAGGAGATGACCACTCCGACCTGACTGCGGCTGCAGGTCGATCTCTGGGCCCAAAGCTTCGCAGACTCCATGAGAATCTTACGGCTCGAGGATCGACGCGCGCTGAATGATGACTCGGCTGAGCTCATCTCATCGCTCCAAGCAATCTCTCAGACCGTCCTTGACCAATCTTTGAAGCGATCGATCGAAGCGCCGGCATGTCACCAACGAAGCAGTGCAACGACATGATGTGCATGGTCAACATTCCCGGCGGGTACAAGTTATCCAACTCCCTCGCCACCCACTGAGCAAGACGAGTCGCCATGTAGACGTCGTCCCGAAAGTGGCGCATGAAGTCCACCGCGCGGATCATGTACGTGATGTTAAGCTTGCCCTCGCGGACCATGAAGTGGTACCCGAGAGAGCACGGCACCCGCTGACCCTCGGCTGCACCCGTGTCTTCCGGGAACCAGATCGGCAGATAGGCCTGACGGGTGCTCGGCTCACGGCGAAGCAGATCGACCACGTCGATCAGATCGCCAAGGTAGTACCTAACCCCGATATTGCGACCGTAGTCGCAGTAGATGTTGTCACCCTCTTCATGAGTCACGGCGTTACAGCCAGTCGCCGAGTGACCAGCGTGCTTCGGCCAGAACCGCTCGGGGTACGTGTGGGAGAACTGACCCTGCTTGTCGGTGTGCATCACATGGCCAGACTGAGCGAAGGGCCAGGTCTTAGCCGACGGGGGCGGATTGAGCGGAGCGCCTCCCACACGTTCGAGGAAGTGGTCCTCAGCCCAGGGCAGGTTCGGGTGATACACCCGGTTGGCACCCGCGACTGTGTGGGGCATGCTCATCTCAAATATCACGTTCTGCAGTTCGACCGGCACCATGTCCTGCTTACCGGCAACGTCCTGGCCTTGCCACCGAGTTGAGCCATCGATGGTCTCGCCGAACGTGAGGAGCAGCTCTACTGCGTCGTCCCATATCGAGGGAAACCATCGGCTTTGTATGTGGTGCATCAGCCCTTCTTCCTGGCCTGTCGTACGCGTCGAGCCCACACCCTGAGCTCCAGCATGTCGAGCTGCTGCTTGAGGTTGTCGGCGTCCTGTCGGTCGTCATACGATACCATGACCCAGGACTGTGCCGAACCAGCGGTTCGACGGGTGACGTCGTAACCCCCGGCGGCGTTGGCGATAACGGTGAAGATGTACTTCGGACGATCAGTCTTCTTCGCATTCGTCATACTCGGTCTCCCCACAGTAGAGGCACATGGTGTCAGCCTCGTTGATGTCCTCGGTCAGGTCGATGTTCGAGACCCATGCCCCCCCGAACGGGAGCTTGAGCGGCGACAGATCCAGCGACGAAGTCATGACGGAGGGCAGAGGCTTGTAGGCCTTGAAGAACTCCTTCCGCTCCCCCGTGTTGCGATCGTGGGACCACCCCTCGAACTCCTGGGCCTTCTTGTAACCCAGCACTTCGGTGTGCCACCGCCGGCGGACTCGACGGTAAGTGTTGTAGTTCGTGTCGCCGAGAGTCATGCCCGCCTGGTCCTCCCGACGGACATAGTTGACCCATCGACGTGTGACCAGCATCGCCGGCGTCTGGGACTCGATGAGCTCCTCAGCGTCCAAGTCGTCGAACTTCTTGGTCAGCAGACGTCGGTAGTATCGGCGGATCTTGGGGTCGCTGTTGCAGATGGCGAAGGGCAGCGACTTGAAGCCGTGCCACTGCACTGACTCAACCATCCACACGAACGACATGTCCTTGACTGAGATGCCGATCTGGTCGGCGAGATACCGGCCCAAGACGTGGGCGATGTTGAAGTCCAGCGCCGACAGATACCCCAGATACGAGGTGCGACTGTGAAGCGTGATCGTCGGTGTGGGAAGTGCTCGGTAGCTGAGCGACAACATGCAGGATCCCCACTTGCGGGTCTGCATGTTCGTGTGGCCAGTTGCGGCGCCACCTCGGGGCTTAACGATGCGGGTGCGAAGTACTGCCTGACCTCGACCTCGCTTGCCGATCTTAGTGGAGGCCTGGTGGAGCCACGACATCACCTCGTCACGATCGAGGTACTGCCGGACCATCATCGACCAGCGGGCTGTACCCAACCAGATGGTCTTGAGGTCGAATTCGTAGTCCATGTGCTCGGCGTAGCCCATGACATTCTGCTTGGCTACGTCGACGTTGGAGATGACGTCGAGCTCGTCCGACGGAGCTCTCATGATGTCCAGCGTCATGCTGTCCAGCAGACCGGACATCGTCTTGGCGGTGTAGGTGTACACTAGATTCCTCTGATAATCTGTACAGCGACCCAGATGATGATGAGAAGAGTGAGAAGGAGACCGCCGCCAAGAACAACGACGGCGGCCACCTTCCCGAAGATCTGGGCGCCCCTAGTAACTGGAGGCCTGTCGGTCACGGTTCGTCTGCCACTTCGAGAAGTAGGTGTCGAAGAGTTCCTTCGACCCGATCCCGGCGACCAGGCAGAACTCGACGAAGAAGTGCAGCGAGTCGGCCACTTCCTCGACGAACTCCTTCCTGGGCGTCGGGCGGTAGTTGGTCTTCCAGGGCTTGGCGTCCAGGTGCTGGACAGCCTCACCCATCTCCCTCACGAGATACCCGAAGAGACTCTGCAGCCTCATCTGGACGGTGCGCGAGTGCAGGTTGCCCCAGTCGGCCTCCGACGGCATGGGCTCGCCGTTCTTGAGCTCCACCTCGTAGTACCGCTGAGCGAGCTGCACCTGCCCCGCGAAGATCGTTCGGAGCATGTCGTACGTCCCCCGGTGTGGGAGATCGCCCTCCACACCTGCCGCCGACTGATACGGGATGCCGTGCTGCTTCGGGTCATCCGTGGATATCTCGGTCGGGATCTCCAGCATCAGGAGTCCTTCCTGCGTCGTATGAGGTTGGTCAGATGGTCTTGGAACCACCGGAGATCGGTGTTCTGGTAGTCCCAGAGGACCTGATAGGGCGCGTAGGTGTTGAGCAACCACGCATACTGATAGGCCTTGTAGATCTTGTCGATGTGCATCCACACCGTCTGGTTGTGCGGGTCGCCGAGAACGTTGTGATTGACCGCCTTGAAACTAGGCAGACACCAGATAACTATCGGCTGTATCTCCCGCAACGCCCGGAGCGCAGCGCCCATCCAGGCCGGATCCCAGAACTGTTCGTCCCGGTCGCCACCCATCACCGTCGAGTAGATCGGCTCAGATATGAGGCGGTGTCGGTCAAAGAGCTTGTCCTGGAAACCCTCAGCCAGGTTCTTGTTCGTCCACTCGTATATATCCACGAGTGGCTTGGTGTCCTGGCCCACCACCCTCGGAGCGACCGGCATGGCGAGCCAGTCGTTCAGGTGTCGGATGAGCGAGGTCTTGCCGGCGCCGTCCGGCCCCTCCAGGATGATCACAGGCTCGGCCCCAGCTGAGTGACCCGCCGGTGGCTGCCGCTGCACTCCCCCGAGTGAACAGTGTCTCCCCTGAGGTGCGACTTAGCCACGCCCTCCTTGGTCGCGGGAACCCGGCGCAAGCACTCGACGCACTTGCCGGTGTAGTCCTCGAGCGGCGCTTGCCGGTCGTCGTTCACCTGTACGAAGAGCCCCACGGTGGCGCCGCCGTTCAGCCTGTGGTCGTCGGTGAATCCTTCCTGCGTTGCAGCCGCGATGAACTCTTTGAGGTCGCCGATGGTGTCAGCACCACCGGCAACCTTCTTCAGTATACGCATCAGGTAGTTCCTCCTTCATCAACTACTCTACCATCTTAATGGCAGGTTTGTAAACTATCCCCGACGACCGAGAAGGAGGCGGGGGCTAGCCATGATCGCCCGTGCGACATCGCCGTCGTCCTGCAGCGTGTCGTAGATTGCTTCCTCGACTGTGTCCCTGGCCAGGAAGTATACGAACCGCGTACCCCGAGGGTTGAGCGCGATGCGGTCCTCCGCCTGAGTATAGTCGACATAGGAGTTTGTCAGAGAGAACCAGATGAACGTCCCAGAGGTTGAAAGGTCGATGCCGAGCGATCCCGCCTGAGGCTGCATAATGAACGCCGCAGGTTCTTCCGTCGCTCTGAAGGCCTTGATGTTTGCGTCACGGTCAGTTCGCTTGATCGCGCCGTACAACATGAACGTCTTCATCTTGAGGCGTTGACAGATTGTCTCGATGGCCTTGATGTCGGCGGTGAACTGAGCTGCGATCACCACTTTCTCGCCCTGCTCCACCAAATCCTGGAGGTAGTCCTCAAGCGCGTCGAGCTTCTCCTGACCAACACGGTAGAGTCGCCCCTTCGGGTGCTCATCGCTCGGATCAGTTCTCGCGACTCCTGAAGCGATCTGTCGCAAGCGCAGAGTCTGAGTGATCACCAGGTTAGCCTGCGTAACCTCACCAGTCTCTATCTCGTGGAGCATGTGTTGGGCCATGTCTTCGTACGCCGCCCTCGAGTCTTCAAGATCCACATAGACGATCTGGTTGTCCACACGGGGCGGCAGATCGAAACACTCTGCGCGCGTGACCGCGTACGCGTCCTGATGAATCTGCTCGTGCAGTAGCGAGGTGTTCTGGTTCGCGGTCCATCTAGTGTAGCCGTTCATCGGTATGAACCTACCGTAGAATGACTTGAACTCAGCGTGGCTCATCTTGAACCTCTCAGGGTTCAGGAACTGCCACTGCGCCCAGATGTCGTGCATCCGCTTCTTCTTGGTCACCACCGTACCGGTCATGATCACCCGGTAATCCGCGATCTCGCCAAGCTTGATCACCATGCTGGTCTTCTTCGCGGTGGCCGTCTTGATCCGATGGGACTCGTCGAGGGCGACCAGGTGTGGGGCCCAGTCGGACAAAGACTTGAAGACGTCGAACCTACCACCCCGACGCTTCGACCTAACCTCGTATCCCTCGCGGTTGGTGTACCTCGCGCCCGGTGTGGAGAGTGCGTCGTAGTTCAGGATGATCACGTCGAGGATGCCGGGCTTGCGCTGAGGCAGACCATGCTTCTTACGTGCCTTGCGATCCCACACCGTGATGCGGTAGGGGACAGGGCAGTGAGCCTCAAACTGGTCCTGCCAGACTCCAAGCACCGAGACGGGGCAGAAGATGATCATTCGCTCCACCTTGCCTGCCAGATGCATGATGGAGGCGTAGTCGATGACCGTCTTCGTCTTACCAGTTCGGGGCTCCATCAACAGAGCGCCACCGAAACCAGTCTCTATGAGTTTGAAGATCGCTTCCACCTGGTGACGGTATGGACGCGTCTTCCACTTGTACTTCACCCGCTCTCCCTTCTTCCTCCCCAGAAAGTCCCGCTTCTTGATAGCGGCCCCATTATATCGCCGAAGCTCGGGGAGAAAGAACTCACTTGGGATCGTCATTGTAGAAGCCCTTGTCGTGCCACGCGATGTAGTCAACGTAGGTCGGCAGCAGCCCTTCTCCCTGAGGCTGGTCTTCGCGCTTGATCAGGTTCTTGCTCTCCGAGTGCAGCCCCTTCGCTACCTTGTGGCAAACGTCGTGTACCCACCACCCGAAGAGTTGCCCCCGGATAGACTTCTTCTGTGCCGGCACCAGTTTGCCGAACCTCTCTTCGAGGTTAGCGCACTTGCACCGGGCTTTGGGCACCTGGAACATGCCCTTGACGCGAGCGAATCCTGTCGCGTTCAACTTGGCGACCAGCTTCTCAGCGGTCTCGTCGTTATCTACCTCAACTACTATCAATCGCATGCCACCATGGTATCGCATCATGGCTACTATGTCAACCGCCGTTGGCGATTATATATAGGCGTGCTCAGGCGAGGGTTCCGGCCACCTTGACATGCCGGCGCACTCGGTATAAAGTAGGCCCTGTCGACATCACCGACGAATGATCGCCGAATAAAGGAGAAGGAAATGGCTGCTCGTACCGCCACCCGCAAGAAGGCTGCGGCGAAGCCGCAGGTCACCGAGCCGGAGCCCGAGGAACTGGACGAGGAGGAGCTCGAGGAGGTCGAGGAGACTGTCGAGTCCGAGACGCCGGCGAAGACCTCCAAGGGTCGACCGCAGGTCGAATTCGGCATCCGCCAGGTCTGCGACCTCATCCTCCAGAAGCACGGCAAGGAGGTCACCCCCCGGGAGCTCCGAGTGCTGGCCCGGAAGCTGGCCCGGGACGACTCGGGCCGCATCGACCGCGAGATCGTCGCCGGCAACCGCGCCCAGTACAGCTGGTCCGGCCCGAAGGACCCGGAGGTCGTGGCGCTGGTCGAGGCCTACGCCGCCGGCGAGGGCGAGGAGGAGAAGCGCGCCAAGCTGGCCGCGCTGAAGGAGAAGGCCGCTGAGAAGCGCGCCGCCCAGCCCAAGAAGACCACGACCAAGAAGGCCGCCAAGAAGGCCGACCCGGTCGAGGAGCTCGACGACGAGGACGACGAGCTCGACCTCGACGACGACGAGTAATCACGCAGTACCCGGCGAGGAGCCGGTGGCCACAACTATACATGGCCACCGGCTCTCGGTGTAGTTAGATAGGGAATCCATGATACTTCCAGTTATACTGGGTCAAGCTCCGTCCAGATTGGGCGACGGCAGACCCTTCACGGGACCGAGCGGAGACCGCCTGCTCAAGTGGGCAGGTGTGGAAAGCAGGGATGAGCTGCTGCGGTACTTCCGCCTGGCCAACCTGTTTCCCACACCGTTGCCTCAGCTCGAGAACGAGCGTCGACCCTCGGGCACGCTCAAGACCAAGAACTTCCCGAAGCGAGTAGCTCGTATGCACGCTGAGCTGTTCGCAAGCCGGCAGGATGACTACCTGCGCAACCAGCTCAGTCCCTCAGCGTACACCGATTTCCACACCTTGCACAACAGGGTCGAAGTCATCGTGCTTGGCCGCAAGGTGTGGGATGCGTTCGACCTGCCCGGTACCGTGCCCATGTTCGGCCGGGTCGTACGCGCGCGACAGGGACTCAAGTTCTACCGGTTCCCCCATCCCAGCGGTCTCAATCACCAGATGAATGATCCCGAATTCGTCAGAGAAACCTCTGAGCGCCTGCGGCGCATCGGGTGCATCATCACTCAGGCGACTGCTTCCTAGCATCCCTAGCGCTTCTGAGAAATCTCCCACATACACAAAAGATCGCCCCCTCGCTGATGACCCAACTATCAGCGAAGGGGCGATCCCATGTAGTATATCGTAACAGCGACGGATGATCAACTAGGAGAAGTTGACACCAACGGGGAATTCACTGGTGTCCGCCCGGCGCACGGTCACTGCCGTGCAACCCGAGGGCAGCGCGATGGTGAGGCTGTGGATCTTGCTGCTGCCTCCGAGAGTCTGACCGTCGTGCACCTGAGGGTTCGGTCCGACCCAGGCCACGACGCGCAGCTTCGCCGGTGCCATGCTGTAGCCGTCTGCGAAGAAGTTGATCTTCGTCTTGCCGGCGGGCGTGCCGTAGGCGTACTCACCCGGGTGTTCGTGGAGCGGTTCTATCTGCTGCATGTCATCCTCCTCCTGAGTGACAGGCGCGGCGGGCTCCTTGTCCACACCGGGCCAGAAGTCGGCCACACTGGACAGATCCCAGCTGGCCGTGCTCTTGTACTGGTGCGCCGTCGCGCCAGCCGGGATCGTCGTGTCGCCGTTGTAGTTGGCGACCCAGTAGTGTGGCTCTGGTACACCCCGGGCCTTGAACGCAGCTCGGACAGCAGGCCACCCGGTCTGCGGATCGTTCTGGTTGCAGTACACCGTCGGGTCCGCGCCTGCCTTGCGGCGCATCACCACCCAGTCCACCGACTCGGCGGGCGTGGCGTCTCCTCGCTCACAGTCCAGCACGATGCCGTTGTTGGTGGTCGAGTGTACCGCGATCGGCACGTGAACCGAGTGGGGGAACAGCGCTATCTCCGCGTCGGTCCACTTGTAGTTGCCGTCGATGTAGTAGGCGATCAGCTGGGCGTTGGCTGGGATGACTCGTGCATCGGAGTCGACCCCGTCGTACATGGTGCGCATCGTTTGGCCTCCTTCTTCTTCAGGTAGAGTTCACGGATCATCACGTAGCCTCGCCAAGTCATCGCCACCAGTATGATCCACTCGGCGCAGACGTAGTACCACCTCCAACCCTCCGTGGTCACGTTGAAGTGGACGATGTGGTAGGCTGTGGAGGGCATGTCCAGCATCCACAGACCGAGGTCCAGGATCATGATCATCCAACCCAGACTGTAGGTGTACCAGTTACCCAGCCACGTCCAAAGGACGAATATTAGGATCGGTACTGTTGCGAAACCATAGCTTGCGATGTTGCTAAGCATTCCCGCTATGCCCATGGCGAAAGTTCCTCCCAGACTCTCTCGTAGGCTTTGGTTCGGTCAACTTATCAAGGAGTTGACCAAATCCGTTACGTTGTTCTATCCGTGCTGCGTGAGCTGCAATCTGCTCGGCACGTTTGTTGCCTTCTTCTGCTTTCTCGAGAGCGATTTTGCTCCTCTCCACAGCCTCCAGGGCAGGATTAAGATCCTGTTCCTCCGGCTCGCCCCCTGGAGAGTCAGACTTACGAAGGTGCTTGAGTATGCGCAACTTCATCTGGTTCTCCTCGGTGTGCACTAGTGGTTAGTGCGTGGAGTGCCTTGGTAGTTACTTCGTTAACCACCAGCTGCTTGTCCGAGGCCTCGAACAGCTTCAGGTTAGCCTGCCGGTAGTTTTCGACCGCCTCCCGGTAGAGATTGAGCTCTTTCTCTTTGGCCTCTAGCTGCTGGTTCTTGGCCTTTAGCTCTTCGTTCTTGGCCCGGATAATCTGGTTGACGGTCCATCTCGGGAGGAGAATGCCGAAGATCACCGAGAGCAAGACGACTGCGAGAAGAGCGCCAGCACTGTACTGAGAACTGAGGATCTCGGCGGTCATAAATCTCCCCCTACTCTGCTACTCTTCCAGTTTGGCCACTGCCTTCCGGACCTCTTCGAGGAACGAGTCGTAGGTGGAGCCGGACTTCGTCAACAGTGCCTTGAAGGCTCTGAACTCGTCCACGGTCACCGTCAGGTCGTTGACAGTTTTCTCCGCCTCCTCGAGATCCGCCCGAGTCTCACCCAGTCGGTCCTCCAGGTGCTCCTTCTCAGCGATCCGCTGGTTGTACATGCCCTTCAGCTGGCTGAAGGCCGCTCGCTGCATGGAGAGCTCGATCCTGGCAGCGCCAAGCTCTTCTTGCAATTGCTGGATCAGGATGTTTTGGTCGAGGGAGAATTCTTCTCCCAGCATTCCATTCGTCATACCCCTATCATATCACGGGGCTTGCGAGATCGGGAAACGCTGTTTGCGGATACTGCCCACGATCGACCTGTGGTCTTGGTACAACTGGTTCAAGTGCTTGTGACCCCTGTTGTCGAGGTGGTGCTTGGTGATGACCGACATCAACTTCTGTGGATCATCGTGGGTCACGAGTTGCTTGACCTTGGCGATGCGTGCCTGATGTGCCTGCCACGCCTGGGCTGCGGGAACGTGGGCGACGAAGTCCGGGTCTGTGTGATGAACTCCAAGATCAAAGTCCATAGCTGCGGCCTCGTGCAACACCGTGTCGAACAGAGTGTCGGCGTCACCGAGATCGATCTCGTATTCCGCTGATCGGTACCATAGCGAAGATACTGGGAGAAAGTACAGCCAGGGCCCCTTGGTCTCATGGTCGAAGAGAATGCTCCAGGCACCCCCCACACCACCGGCGTCTGGGTGATGCTGAACCGCCCGAATCGGTCTTGTGATCATCGAGTCCTCACCAACCATGCAAGAACAGACCAGGCTGCCGGCGAAGAAGCCGATAGCGTGTAGAGAAAGCCTGTGGAACTGGTGCCGTTAACATTACCGCCTGTGACACCCAAGGTGCTGCAAGAGTATTGGGCGATAGGTCTTACGGTGCTGAACATGGTTGGGCCGTAGACGGCGTTGACTCCACCCGCTGGCGCCAAACCGATTGCGCTGAACAACTGGCTGGCATTCTGAGTCCTGATGACTCCGTCCCAGTAACCATCTATTTCAACTATGGCGTCAGAGTTGACTGAGTCTGAGCTGAAGATGGTCTGACCACCATGGGTTGCCCCATTCACAAAGATACCGTGAGTGGCCGTGTCAGGCAGCAGCTCCAGCAGACCGCCATCCTGAACCTGGGTAGCTGAGTCCATGATCTGGAGCTTAGCGCCAGTGCTCGGACCCCACAGTAGCATGCGCCCGCGTAGTGTACGAGACCCAGAGGTAAACTCACCCCCGTTGATACCAAACGCTGCGGTGTTACTGTCAGCGTTGATAACATTCATGAACGAGTTGTTCACGTTAGAGGTGTCGTAGAACCGCATAGTCGGGAATGCCCCGGACATATCCATCTGAATCCGTGGACCGCCCCCAGTCTGACCTAGCGTGAGCACCTGACTGAAGTCATTGACATCAAAGACCAAGTTGCCGCTACTGTCGTACGCGTGAAAACCCGTACCGTCCATGACGCATCGCTGACCCGACGAGGCTGTACCGATAGAGCCAGATATGATGACTCCGGCGGACATCGTGCCGGCGATGATCTTGTTGGCTGAGACTGTGCCGATCTTGGCGTCGGTGATCGCCGCATCCGCGATAAGGAGGTTGTCCTGCTGCATACGGACTTCTACATTATCTGCCCAGATAGACCCAGCTGTGTGGGTGTGGGCGGCTAGCACGAACGTCGCTGTGGCAGCTGTCGCCGGCGCGGTGACTGCCTGACTCGAGATTCTAGCTCGCCACGTGTTGTCGTTCGTGGAGGGCGGAGTCTGGCAGTAGCTCAGATCGGAGTAGCCTAATCCCACACCGTTGATGTCGTGGAAGTTGACCCCCACCGCCACGCGCATAGTCGAGGTGACTGCAGAGCTGACCTTCCAGTCTGCAGCGCCCATGAATGTCTGCCCTGGCGTGCAGTTAACAGTCGCCAGGTTGACACTCTCGTCCACCTGCCCAGCTGTTCCGGTGTGGACTACTGACCAGATGCCAGACGACGATGTAGTGTTGTCGAGTGCGAAGTGAGTGCCTCCGAAGGCGGTGTTACGAACCGCCCGCCAGTTCGGATCTTCGAACGAACCGTTGTCGATCAGGTTACCGACGTCAGAGAAGGACAGATTCGAGAGGCTTACCTGTCCCGACTCGATGTCGGTCGAGACCACCTGTGATAGAGTAGCCGAGCCAGCAGTCGACGCAACCGAAGCGTTACCACTCTGGTCGTAGGCGATGAACCGAACATAGTAGGTCGTCCCGTAGGTCAACACTGCACCTGGCACTGTGACAGTGCCGCCGCCACGCATATTCTGGTACAGGTTAGCTGGACTCGGCGTGAAGGTTGGTGACGAGGAGCTGACGTACACCGAGAGATGGTCGAAGTCGCCCGGCATGTTGGCGCCGAGGCTGTCCTTACCGTCCCAGGTGATAGACAACTGACCCAGAGTCGACGCTACTACCGGTGTGGAGGGTGTGTTCGGCGGCGTAGTGTCAGACGCGGTCGTCACCGTCTGCACGGTAGACCAGCCAGAGTAGTTTGACTGATTGTCGAAACACTGTACCTGGTAGTCGAACTGAGTCGACGGCAACAACGACCCAAAGTAGTACGACAGAGTGTTGTTGTCGGTCGTCACAGTAGACCAGGTGGTGGTACCATGGAACGCCAGTCGAACCTGGTACCCAGCAATATTAGGGTCAGCTGCGCCGTTCTGATCCTCAGTGACCGCGCTCCACACGACCGTGATGGCGCTGTATGTGTGGCCTTGGTTGTCTAGGTATGCGCTCGTGCCGGCGGAGACTGTGCCAGGCTTCCGGGGTGGTGAGTTGATCACGGTGACGGACGTAGGGTCAGACCCACCCGTGATGGTCATGCCATTCTCAATAGCGTTGACCTGAGCCTGCAGCCGGGTGAGGAACTCACCGAAGATGTTGTCCATGGCTGAAGTGCCGGTGATCACGCCTGTCCCATCGCAACTGAGGGACCATTGGATCGTGCGCTGGCGAAATAGGGTGCCGTCGATGCTAGTCCACACCCAGTCCCCGAGGTCGAAGTCGGTGCCGGGGACAGGCGAACCATCGTCGAAGACCAGCGCGTTGGTGCGGGCGATGATGTCGTTAGACACACTCACGGCGAAGGTGTCGCCGATCTGCTGCAGCTGGGTCGCGTCAGTGATACCCGAGGCGCTGGTACCAGTCTCACGTCGCCCCTTGAGCAACACGGCACCCTCAGACTCAGACTCCACATACAGGTTGTTAGATCCGCTCGCCAGCACGACAGTGCGCAGGTCACGTGTGGATTCCTGTACGGAGCTCTGGGTGAGGTCTCTGGCCTTACGGATGACGACCGGCGGGTCAACGACAGTCAGGTCACTGCCCAGCGTCTGGTAGTTGTACAGGTGAAGACTGTAGACGTCCATGACCGCTTCGCACTGGCCGTACGTGTACAGATCGTTGATCACCTGCAGGTAGTCGTACTGAGCGTCCCACGTCATGGAGATAGTCTGTGCCCAGGGCACCCCGTTCGAGTCGTTGGTGTCACTGAACGATGAGATGTCGATCTCAGGGATAGTGCCACGCAGCTGGGCCAGTTCTACGAGCGTGCGCAGTATGACGCCTGGGGTGGCTGCGGTGAAGGCGTAGGAGGGCGGGTCGGTGTTATCCGGCCACCCCTGTGGATACACTACCGCCCGCTGCATTCTAGCCAGGGAGGTGCGACAGGTGATCGAGGCCACGTCACCCTCTTCGCCTGGGTTCGCATCGTCCCAGGTCCGCTGCTCCATAGTCGACCGTAGGTAGCCGAGTTCCACACCGTTGAAGAATACGGCGAGGTCCAGGTCCATCTGGATGGCGGAATAGTTGTGGCCGTTACGCGGATAGGTGAACTGCACGGTGCCCGCGTCGCTGATGACGGGAGACAGGGTGAAAGTCTGAAAGTCCGGCAGCACTGTGTCCGCCAACCCTGTGGAAGGATTGACGATACGCAGCTCGAAGTTGTCGCCACTGATCTTGGTCATACGACCACGTACTTACGAGTACCAGTGATGCTCAGCTTGGTCTGGGAGTCTGGGTTGGTGCAGGTCCACGCAATCTGGGGCGCGGAGTTTTGCCATCCGGGAGGTAGAGACAGCCAGAAGTTCGATCCCGAGTGAACCACATTCACGATGGACGGTGTGCCACTCGAGGCGGAGATACTCCAGTCGCTGGAGTCCAGGGTGACAGATTGAGTGCTGCTCACCGGTGCGTTATACTGCACCCACGTGTCTATCTCCAACGGTGAGCCGTTCTCCAGCGCCTGGATCTTGAACTGAGACACTCGACCCGTGACGGTGATCTGCAGATCCTCCATCGGGGCGGTGGCGCCGATGAATGGGTCCAGGGTCAGTATCTCCGAGACTGGTAGTCCTGCCGGCGAGGTGTACGTGACCGGCTCAAGATCCTGCCAGAAAACCCCGGGCAGAGTGAAAGCCACGTTGAACTTACCCAGAGGATTGGACGACGAGCTCTCGGGGGTGATGGTGGCGAGCACCTCACCGAAGCACTGCCTGACACTACCATCAGGCATGACCTGCTGGATGTTGAGTAGACCTGTACGTCGTGTGAAGATCTGCATGAGGTTGTCCACGTTTTCGTAGAACAGCCGACGTGCGATCTTCTGAGTTGGGACAGATCCGTCAGGCAGGGAGCCTTTCACCCACATGGTTAGGGTGTAGATGTTCTCCTGGAACTTCTTGTTCCGAACACGCAGCGTACCATGCCTGCCTGGCACCTCCACATTCTTGGTGCGCAGGTCAGGCGTGGTCAGTCGACCTGACAGAGTCGAGATGTTGAACGCATACGTGTTGAGAACGAATCCGTCGACAGTGACCGTCTCGGCGGTTGATACTGACATCAGAATGCTCCCAGATTGGCGAGAGTCTGCAGTTGCTTGGTGGTGCTACTAGCGCTAGACTCAGCGGTCGGATTGAAGACATTGACCTCGAGTACCTTGGTCGGCTGACCTCCGAGTCCACCGTTGCCGTAGGCGTTGGAAGAAACGGTCGTGTAGCCCGGCACAGATACTGCCCCGGTCACGTTGAGCTGACGCAGCTGAGAGTTCAAGTTCGCTTGCATCTGAGCTGCGGTCATCGCGCTGTAGTTAGTCGAGGCAAGCAAGGGGTTGTTACCCTGGAGCTGTGAGCCAAGACCCTGGATCTGCTTGACGTACTTGTTGATGTTGCGAGTCTCGGTGTCCATGCACTCGCCGATCTGAGTCATCTGCTTCTCGATGAACGAAGGCGAGTTGATGCCGAGTCCCTTCTTGAAGCCATTCCACAGGCTGCCGGCGAAGTTCTTGGCCGCGTCGAACGCCTTGCTGACCCAGCTCTCCAGGGTAGAGATGACGTTGCTCATGATGTTGCCCATCAGACTGGGTATCTGACTCACCCAGTTGACGATGCCGTTGACAACATCCTGGCCCATCTGCTCGGCCTTGGACTTCATCTGACCCATGAAGGTCACGAACTTGTTGTACGTGGACTCGACCCAGTTCCAGATTTCACCGGGCAGTCGGGAGAAGAAGCCGACGATGTCGTTGATCAACTCCGAGCCCCACTTGGTGGCGTCGGACTTCATCCGAGTCTGGAAGCTGGTCCACTTGTTGTAGATGCTAATCGCAAAGTTCTCGATGTCGCCAGGCAGTCGCTCGAAGAATCCCACTATCGCGTTGACGATGTCTTGTCCCCACTGGGTTGCATCGTGAACCATGCGCAGCTGCAGGTTGACCCAGTCGTTGTACAGGTCCTTGCCATACTGCATGACCCGGCCAGGGAGTTGCTCGAAGAACCGCACGATGGCGGCCATCATGTCGCCGAAGCCCTTAACTATATCTATGTTGAGTTCGACGATCCACCGGATCAAACGACCTAGGATGAAGCCAGTCCAGTAAGCGATCTGGTCAGGCAGCTTGCCCAGCTCGGTCAGCACTGCCTTACCGAACTTGGACATGCCATCCACAGCGTCAGACCACATCCGCCCGAAGAAGGCGGTGATCTGGCCACCGAACTTATCCCACAGAAGCTTGAAGGCCTCGCCGACAGGGTCTATCAGCCAGGCGACGATCGTCTTCCAGTGAGTCTTGATCCAGTCGATGCCCGTGGTAAAGACGTTCTTGATAGCGTTCCAGCCGTCTTCGAAGTACTGTGGAACCTTCTTGAACCAGTTGACAGTGTCTTCGAAGACGCTCTTGAACCATCGACCGATGTCGTTGATGGCGTTACGGAATGACGTGCAGTGCTCGTACAGCTCGTAGAAGGCGATGCCTAGGGCGATAACCGCGACCGCTATGAGAGCGATCGGGTTTTCCATGAGAGCTACAGTGAGCGTGCGCACCATGCCGATGAGCGACTCGCCCAACCCCCACAGAAACTTGAAGGCCATGCCTAGATCTGTGATAGTTTTCCACAGGCCAAGGCCGATGGAGATCGCCTTGCCGACGATGCCCAGGAATAGCGCGAGGCCACCGACGATGGCGACAATGTGGATGATCAGCGACTGAGTCTGGGGCGACAAGTGGCTGAACCCCTGGACGAGCGAGGTGACCCCGCGTACCACCTGAGTCAGAAACTGCTGCAAAGGCTGGCCCGCGCCGATAGCCATCGTCTTAAGCGACGACGTCAGAATCTTGACCGAACCCTGCAGGTTGTCCATCCGCTTGGCTGCGACGTCAGCGGCAGTAGTCTTGTTGATGGCCGCGTTCATCTGGTCGAAGCCCTTGGCCCCGGCCTTCGTCAAGATCTCCGCGCCGGCAAGTGCACGAGAGTTGAAGATCGTCTTCAGCGCCGCTGTCTGCTGCTCAGCGCCCATCTTCGAGGTTGCGTTCTGCAGAATCTGGAAGACCTGGGCCAGCGACTTGGCGGTGCCGTTGGCGTTGAACAGCTGGTTGGTGCCGTTCTTCGTGATGATGCCGAGTTTCTGCAGTTCCTTGGTCGCAGCCGCCGTCGGAGCAGTCAACTGCAGGAACATCTGCCGAAGTTCGGTACCGCCCATCGAACCCTGGATGCCTGCGCGACCCATCAGGGTCAGGGCCGTGGTTGTGTCTTGCATGGAGACATGCAGTGTGTCCGCGACCGCACCGGCGTACTTCATCGAAGTGGCCAGGTCATCCACAGAGAGGACAGAGTTGTTGCTCGCGCCGGCGAGCTCGTTAGCCACCATCGCCGCGTCGGAAGCCTTCAGATTGAAGGCGGACATGATGGTGACAACGTCCTTGGTGGCGTTGGTCAGCGGAATCTGTGCGGCCTGGGCGAGGTTGGTGCAGGCATCCGCCACCCCGCCCAGAATCTCATTGACAGACTCACCGGACTTGGCCAGCTGGGTGAACATAGTCGCGATGTCCTCTGTGGAGAACATCGTCGTCTGGTCCAGCTCTATGGCCTTCTTCCGAATGGCGTCCATCTGCGAGGTCGTCGCCTTGGACACCGCCTGGAAGTAGTCCATCTCGGCGTTGAACTGGGCGGCCTGTTCGGCGGCGTATCCCAGCGCGCCGGCGATCGCCACTCCCACACCGAGGAATGCGTTGCTTACATCGTTGACCGACTTCCGTGATCTCTCGATCGCGGTCATGGTGGCGGCGTTTGCAGAGCGTGCGGCCGCGTAAGCAGCCACTGCCTGGGATACGTCCACCTTCAACTGACCGGAAACCGTACCCAGCAGGTTGGCCATGCGCCCCACCTCCTACGCCTTGACACCACCGAACATAACCGCCGGGTCTGCGTAGAGACCCTTGGCGGGTGCCTCATCCTTACCGAAGTAAGAGTCGAGAACTACCTGTCTCGCTCTGTGGAGATCTTGCCCCTGACCTTCACATTGGTTGAGTTCATTCTCAACCATGTTGCCAAAGAAACCCACCGCCTCGTCGAGGCAATACGAGCGGTAGGGATCAGCGCCGAGATCGAGCAGCACGCTTGGGCGGCAGCTCCACGTCTTCGCCTGATTGTACAAGATCCACACCTGCGGCAAATTCTCGACGAAAGGTCTCCAGATCGGTGGTACCTCCGATGCCTCGCTGGAAGATGTACATCTTGTCGGCCTGCTCGATCTCGTCGATGTACAGCAGATCGGGGTCTCGGTCCTCGTTCTCGGGGACCATGTGGATCTGGGGGTCGAGCGCGATGCCGCAGACGTAGATATCGACGGCGCGGAACATGTCCTCGAGAGCCTTCGGGTTCTCGAGAATCTGGTCCATGGTCTCCTGCTCCGTCTGCTTGCCCTTGCCCTTCTTCGTGTTCACCGCGCCGGTGATCACAGACATGAGCGAGTTGGGAATCTGGCCAGTGACGACGAAGGACGACAGACTCGCGTTGCTGAGCGAGATGAACTTGCCCGACGGCAACTCGATGGGCTCCGGCGCCTTCTTCCAATCGGCGACGGGTGTTACTTTCTTGCGGGGTGAGGTTGGCATTGGTCCTCCTGGGGATCAGCCAGTTGACTAGGAGACTATAGCGGTGACGGCCTCGTTCTGCACGAAGTCGTACAGCTTCAGGTCGCCGCCGGACTGCACGTTGCCGAAGCCGGTGCCCGTGGCCTTGGACACCCAGAACTTCGAGTTGGCGAAGGAGCCGTCGAAGCCGCCGTCCGCCTTGCAGCGGTAGACGACCGCGTGGAAGTCACCGCCTGAGTCGGAGATGGCCTGACCCTCCACCTGGAAATACGGCTTCTGGTCGAGCGCACCCTTGGAGTACGTCTTGACCAGGTTGGGCTCCGAGCCGGACGTGGTGATGGTGCCACCCATGATGACCGCGTAGGCCTCCATGGAGATACCACCGGACTCAAGCTCCCACGAGACGGTCGGGCCACCACCGTGGCTGGCGAGCGTCAGGTCGTCGCCCTTCAGCATCTCGAAGGTCTCAGCTTCCTTGAAGCTGAAGGTCTGCGCCGCGGGCAGGTCCACACCCGAGCCGACGTTGCCTTGGTCGTCGATGGGGAAAACCTTGACGTCACGCAGCCCGAACGGCAGGGACGGACTGGGCAGGGTCATGTCGACCCTCCTCTCTACTTGCTGGGTCTTGGAACCGCCGGGTCTGTAGCAGCCGACCTGAGGTCAGCGAGAAGGTGTGGAGCACCACCACTCCTGGCGCAGCTCCACACCCTCGACGCTTGCACTTGACTTCGAGCGACATGGACTCGAGATCTATGCGGGCGTGCATCGTGCCCGGACATCTGAGTTCGACCATCGGATCTCCTAAGCGCTTAGGTTTAGTCGCGCGCCTGATGACCCGACAATCGGGCGCTGACATGCGAAGAGGCCCTTCCCAGGCTTCCCTGAGAGGGCCCCTCGCTTATCGATCGCGCGCGATCAGGCGGTCGCGGTCGGGGTGTCGGTCGACGGCGTCGTGGCCTCGGTGGTCGCGTCAGCCGCCACCTCGGTCGTGGCCGGCGAAGGCTCGGCCGGCGCGGCGGACTCTGTGGTGGAGGTCTCCGCCGGCGAGGACTCTGCCGCCGGCGTAGTGCCGGCCGGCTCGGTGGAGCCCGGGGCTGCCGCCTCGGTCACCGGGCTCTTGATCTCGGTCTCGTCGGCGGCCTCCTCGTCGGAGAGCATGTGGAACTCGTTGCTCAGCGTCGGGTGGCTGGCGATGAAGCTGGCCAGTCCTGCCTCGACGTCGTGCGCCACGCCCTTGACGAAGGTGAGGACGGTGTTGCCGGACAGAGACTTCAGATTGTCCTCGGTGGCACCGAGGTTCTTCAGGTCCTCGGTGGTGAGGATCCGCTTGGCGCTGTCGCCGATGTACTTCAGGACGTTGAACATGTAACTCCCTTCACTCTGACATGACCAGCTGGAATCGGATGTACCGAAGTACCGTGTCCATAGTCTGGTCATCCATGTCAGCACTTGTCTCAAGGTATTTCACCGCCATTATATGCGCGTCAGGTGCGATCTGGTCAACCCGGAGCGCCTCCCTGACGGCGGCCACGAGTTCATCAATCTGTGTATAACTCGGCCGAGAATCGTGGCACCACACCTCGAGAAACTGGCGGTGTGGTCGCTGTGGGATGTCGGGGTCGTCGAACTGCTGCTCGTCGCTGTCGTTGCCGAACTTAAGCACCAGGAACGGTCGCCCAATCTGAGCGGTCATCCCCGATTGGTTAGCGAGGATTCGATCGTCGACTATCTCGCCTACTCCCGAGTCGTTGACGAGAGTCTGAAAGACCCACTGCCGAGCGAGCATCAGTCCCCCTCCCCGACCACTGAGGCGATCACTTGATCCGAGCCCAGTTGCTCCAGCGCGTAGCCCTGGAGTGTGGGCATGATGATGGCGAACCGCCCGTTCTGGATGACTTCCAACCAGAGGCCGTAGTCAACCGTGTGGAACAGCTCCATGATCAGGGCGTTGCCGTCGTTCTCGACGGCGACGTCCAAACCGTTACGGGCGTTGCCTGTTCGGTCAGTCCAAGGCGCGTTAGCCTTGGCGTATTCCAAAGATCGGGAGGCAACCTCGAGCAGAACCTCCTCCATCTGCTTAACCACCTCGATGTCAGCCTCCGCGAGGCCGACCGCGAGGGAGGTGTCAGTGAAGAAGAAGCCTGAGAGACCAGCCATGGCGACCTCCTAGGTTGCCTTGTCCCGAATCTCGATGAGTACTGTCAGCCGGTCTGACATCTCGGGGATGCTGCTCTTCGGTTCCACACCGACGACCTTCATCCACTCATCCCGCAGCTGAAACTCGTCGTATCGCTGAACGTCTGCGTCATACAGCGCCAACAACGAGTACTGCACGTTGGGAATCTCGCCGGCAGTGACCATGTCCGTCAGCGACGAGAGTCGCCGCTTGTAGGGCACGAGCCGCATGATCTGTGGACCGACCTCGACGGGTGTACCGCGTCGCCAGCCCCCCGCACCATCGTCGATGCGGGGGTATCGAGTGAACACGATCTCGATCGGATCCGCGGCGATGTAAGCCGACAGGCTCCTCCGTCGTAGGCCGATCTCAACGCGCATCTGCGCTGTGATCTTGGCTACCAAGGCATGCTCCGTCGATTGATGATCTGACGGGACTTACCGATGAGCGAGTTGTTCTCAGGTTGCGAAGCCCAGAAAGTTGCCTGGGACTTAGCTTGCTGATAAGCCTGGGACATCTTACGCTGCGAGTTACCCTCGACAACGTCGACCTGGGTCGCGAAGATCGCGGCCTTGGCCCGCCAGGCCATCGCCGTAGCAGCGTTGATCATCTGGTTGCACTGGTCGAGGAAAGTCTGGATCTGGCCATCCGTGAACAAGGTGTCGCTGTCGTCACCATCGTCAGGGATGGACTCGCCGCACTGAAGGCGGACCAGATCCGCGGGGGCCAGATCCACACTCATGCTACTTGGCCTCCGTGGCCTTCGCGTCGTCCTCCTCGAGCATCGCGATCACCTGGGATCGCTTGGTGCCCGAGGGAACCGACATACCCCGATCCTTAGCCGCGGCGACCAGGTCGGCGGACTTCATCTCGGAGTACTGGACCTGCCCGTCGCCGTTGTCCGGCGTGGGAGCCTCGTCCTCCTCGACCTCGTCGTCGGTCTGAGCCTGCTCGTGCAGGGCCAGCGCCATCGGGTAGTCCGGATGGTTTGAGAAGAACGAACCGTCCGAGTTGCGGAAGACGACGATCTTCTCACCGTTCCGGTCCTTCAGAGCCGGGGGCTCCTTCATTTCAGCCATGATCCTCCTTCCTACTACGCGTTGTACGCGGTCGGGACCGTGTACGTGGTGGACGTGTTGGACACCAGCTGCACGACGATGCCGCCGCCGCGCTGCCGGACACCGGTGCCGAAGCCGCGCCGGTAGTGCGCTTCCTTCAGCGGGTACGCACCGTTGTCGCCGGGCACCAGCTGCAGGCCGCGGTAGGCCGGGTTCGCGTGCTCCCGGAAGCCGACCGGATTGTTGAGGTTCGCGAAGCCACCCGAAGCGAAGGCCGCGACGTAGCCCGCCGGGATGTAGGGCTCCTCGACGATGTGCCACGGACCGTAGGTGCCGATCTGACCGTCGACCGGCGAACCGTCCGGGCGACCCACGATGCCGGAGTTGAACGGGATCAGCACGCCGCCGCCGAAGTTCTGCGACGGGATGAAGTCGTACCGGGCCCCGTTCAGCACCTTGAACTGGCGCATCTTCAGGCCCTCCTGGCGGTTGACCCAGAGCACCAGGTCGAAGCCGTTCTGGAGGGTGTAGCCGTGGTTGTAGAAGTCCGTCTCGAGGTCGTCGATCGTGGCGGGCTGCAGCGCCGCGTTGCTGACCTGGCTGGGCAGCGAGTACGACGTGTAGTAGTGCGTGTGGGACCCGGTGAAGGTGATGTTCTTGTACGCCGGCGGAACCTCGCCGTCGCCGTTGTAGAACTTATACACCGTGGTCGGGATGTTCTTGTCCGCGACGCCCACACCGTTGGCGCTGTTGAAGACGGTCGACATGACCTTCTTGAACAGCAGGCGGTTGTCCGCCTCGAACGCCATGTTGGTGTAGTTGTCGATCTGCTGACGCGAGGACTCGGCCAGGAACATCCAGGTGTACCGAATGGCCAGGTCGTAGAACTCGAAGTCGTAGCCCCGGTAGTAGTACCCGGAACCGCGGATGCCCTGCGGCTTGCCGTACTCCGAGGCCTTCTCGAAGTCGACCTCGACCGGAACACCCACGTAGCTGATGACCTCGTCGACCGGGAAGGTCAGGTAGTCGACCAGCCGGTTGCGCTGCGTGTTCCACATCGACAGCGCCTGCTGGATGTCGTTCCAGATCTCGTTGATGTCCGAGCCGTCGGCCGCCTGGACCAGCACGTCGGATCGCTCGAGGGTACCCTCGTCGAACCCTCGGAGCATCATCGTGTCGAGGTCTTCGCCCTCGAGCATGCGGGCGAAGATGTTCCTCTTCGTCACCGCGTTGGTGTGGACGACGGGCGTCTCACCATACAGCAGAGTCTGCATCAGGCTACCTCCTTCCTTGGTTAGGAGCCCGCGACCTGGGCGAAGCCGGTGCGGACGATGAGTCGGGTGGCCTCGACCGTCCAGCCGACGAGCGGACCGTCGGTGGAGGTGGTCGAGAGGGTACCGTCGCTCTTGGCGTAGTACTTCGTACCCGCCGTGAGGTTGACGTTGTTGATCTCGCCGGCGGTCATCACGTCGACGATCGCTCCCGCCTCGCCGCCGATCGGCACCGCCAGGTTCGGCTGCCCCGGGATGTTACCCAGCCGGGGGTAGAGCGGGAAGTTCTTGACGAAGACGCCGACGAAGCCGGACTGGCCCGCGGTGCCGATGACGACCTGGCCACTCGCGTTGAGCGAGCAAGCGACCGGACCGTAGCCGCCGGTCGCGGTCACCGAACCGCTGTTGATCGCGGCGGCGAGCGGAGCCCGGAAGAGCCCAACGTCGGGGTTGACCTTGTCGTACCGTGCGTCGGCCATGGTTCACCTACTTTCTACTTGGGGGGTGCGACGACCCCACGGAAAGCCGGGAAGCGACGCTGATAGTCGTCCAGCTTCTGTTGTGGAGTCTGCTGGGTGCTGGGCTTCCCGGCGCCGCCGAACTTGGAACCGCTCGGTCGCCTGGGAGTCTGTGCGCCGTTGCCGGCGTCGGCCGCCTTCAGGAAGTGGGGCTTCCTCTTGGCGAGATCCTTCAGTGCGGTCTTGATCTCGGACTCGTCCCACACGATGTTGGAGGGATCGTCCTCGTCCTGCTCGTGGTTGATCAGACTCATGTCGAGCGCGGCCACCGCATCGTCCGGGTCGACGAAGTTGGTGGCGAGATCACGAACGGTGGAACGGAAGGACGACTTGACGAATGCGGCGGTGACCCTCTGGAGCTTCTCCTCAGCCGCTCGGGCAGCGGGGCTGCGCGATGACTTGCCCTTGCCCTTCTCGGATTCCTGAGGCTCGTCCGAGGGCTCCTCGTCGTCATCCCCGGTCGCACCCTTCGATGCGGTCGCATCACGCAGCCGCTTCTCGAGGTTCTTGTTCCGGAGACGTTCGGCGGCGAGGGCCTTCTTCAGACCGTCGTTGTCGGGCTCGGGGCTCGGGTCGCCGTCGGTCGGATCGCCGTCACCAGGATCACCCTCGGTGCCGGTACCGCCCTGCGGGTCCTGGTCCTCGTACCCGACGAGCATCACGCTCTTGAGCCACGGGGCCAGTTCACTCTTGGGAAGCATCACGCTTCTCCTTCCTTGCCTAGGCGTCACGCCTTAGCGGCCGGTTTCTTCTTGGCAGTGGTCTGCCGCGCCAACTTCTGACCCGACTCAGTCCCGTCGGACTCGTTGGTCTTCTTGGCGTTGTTACTCTGGTTGGGCTTGCCGGGCAGAGTCGTAGATTTCTGACCGTTAACCCCAGCCGGCAGCTGGGCCGGATCACCCTGTCCAGCTGCACCCTGCAAACCCGCGGCTGCTGCAGCAAGCGCGGTCTCTGCGGGGACGTTTGCGACTTGATCTTCGGGCGCGTTGTATTCCAGTTCCTTCTCGCGCTCTTCGTCGATCTGATCCTGGATGTCGTCGGGGAACTCGTAGCCGAGCTTCGTCATCTCTTCGCGGTAGTACTGCTTCGAGATGACGTCGCGGTCGAGCATGTTGTTCAGCTCGTTCACCCGAGCGGTCCTGTCCTGGGGCAGCTTCTCACCAATCTCCACCAGGATCTTCAGCTTGTCGGGCCAGGCCTTGTTCTCGTAGGCCTCCCGAAACTGAGTCCACATGTGGAAGACGTGCTTGAGCCGAGCGATACCGATGTGGTCTCGCTCCTGGATCTTCGACAGCGTCGGCAGGAAGTTCACCGCCAGCGCCATCGGATTGGATGCTGTGGCGGGTTGCACGTTACCCGTGGAGACCGAGGTGATGCCGGCGGCGTCACCGATCTTCGACTCCGCGTACTTGATGGTGTCGAGCATCGGCTGGACCGATCCCACACCCTCGACGCGCTTGAAGAAGTTGCCGTTCGGCACCTGCTGAACCATGCCCGGCTCGATGGTCCAACTGAGTTCAGCCCCGTTCGGGCCGGTGGGCGGAGGTGCATCGGTGACGTACTGACCGAGACCGTCCAGCGCCATGGCCACGTTCAGGTCGGTGGTCTGCTGCGAGACACCCCGGAAGACCCGCTCAAGACCGCGGAGATCGGAGGAACCGAAGGGCTGACCGTCCATGGCGATGTTCTTGAACCAGAATACCGGAATGTGGTTGATCTCGTCGGGAAGCGGCGCCGGTGCGTTGAGCACCTGCACTACTTCCTCCTCGGTGCCCCACAGCTTATCGTTGTCCTGGAGGATCTCTTCCTCGCTCCACACCAGCCGCATGGCGGTGGCCTTGGAGATGTCGGCGTCCATCGCGGTCGCCATCGCCGAGGTGTGGATCTCGGGGTCATCGGTCTTGGTCGAGGTGTCATCCTCGACGTACCAGTAGTGCAGACGTCGGACCAGGTTGGCTTCGGGGTCGTCGCTGTCCACGTAGGGCTCGACGATCCAGGCCTCGGTGACGTGCTCACCGTCGTCGTCGTCGAATTTGCGGACTACCTTGCCCGGGTGCACCGGCGTGAGCGAGACTCGCTTGCCGGCGGGCTTCGAGGGGTCGGCGGTCATGTGGAGGCAGAAGTCGCCCCGGATACAGCCGCCATGCTTGGCGATGTGGAACCGCGGGTAGAACATCTCCCGGTCGAGGAAGTCCTCGAGATCCTCGTTCTCCTGCTTGTGCTTCTCCGGGTCCTGGACCTTGATGCACAACCCCTTCAGCAGGTAGTGGCTGATCGTGTCCACTACGATGCGCGGGTTGGGCGAGTAGATCGGCTGCTCGGTGACGATGACTCGCAGGGTGTACGACGCATCCTCAGACCAGTACATCGACTCGAGAGAATCGTAGGTGGAGGCTCGCTCGCCGTCCTCATCCGGTAAGAACGTCGGAGATATGCCGGTCGGGAACGGATAAGCCTCCCAGGGAGGCTGTCCGCCGAAGTACTTAGCGCTCATCGTCTACCTCCCACAGTCTTGGTCGTTCTGGCTTGCCTCGATGCTCCCAGCGCCAGGTCCTTGGACACTGTCTGTACGTGGCCCTTGAAGAATCGCCCCAGCGCCTCGACGCCGTGGTTGTCCCGGTCGAGCGGAAGTTCGCCGGGGTTCTTGCCCTCGCCGTACTTCGGATCCTTGTGCTCCGGCCAGCGATAACCTTGTTTCATCTCCCAGATAAGTTGCTGGCAATTCTCGTCGACGAAGAGATTGGGCTGCTTCTCGGGGTGGTCGTCAGGCAGATGTTCGGGCCGTCGTTTCAGCGCCGACCTGATCATACGCACCCGGTCAAGAATCTCGCCGCCGGTGTTGTTGTTCGTGTTCTTCTGGAGCACCCGTCGAAGGATCGATGCGTCAGATGGTGCCGCGGGGTCAACGTAGATCATGTTGACGTGTCGCGTGAGCGGATTCTGCAGCAGCTCTTTGGCAATCTCCTCGGTGTCGTGCATCTGCCACCGCTGCTCGTAGATCACCGAGATCTTGCCCCAGTGATCTATCTGTATCAGCAGCCAGACCCAGTCGTTCACGTAGCCGAAGTCGACCGCGGCATACAGAGGCAGCGCACGGTTGTACTCCACCTTCTTGATGTGGACGTCGGAGTCCCACTCCTTCATAACGCGCCCCACACGTTCGACGAACTGCGCGCCGTACTGGCGGTCGAACTCGTCGTCCGTGAGGTCGTCCTTGGCCTCCTGGATCTCGGGGTCGTTGTAGCCGCCCGGGAAGACTGTGACGTTGGTCCAGGATGGCATCCGGATCGACCACCACGATTTCTTGGTGGGGTCCTGTCCTCGCTGGTACAGCGAGTAGAGCAGCGAGTCCTCCGCTGCACCCTCAGGCACCCCAGAGGCTAGGCTCCAACCCCGCTTGTCAGAGAGCGCGGGTCGAACGTAGTCACCCCACATCTTGCGGCGTTGACGGCCAGCCTCGACGATGAGTACGAAGTCAAGGCCCTCACCGACGAGGGACTCAGGGTGGCGAGCAGAGCGGCACTGCAGATCAAAACCCCACTTGGTCTTGATGTGCATGTTACCGTTCTCGGTGTTGTTGAGGAATCGGTCGGAGATCCGGTCGATCCCGAGTTTCTTGAAGGTGTCGAAGATGACACGAAACTCCTTCTCGCAGTCAGTGTACTCAGGACCGATGATCCAACCGATCTGAGGCTGACCGAGGAAGTTCTTGACGAAGGCGGCTGCCTCGCACTCCTTGCCGCCAACCAGGGTCTTACCCCACCGTCGTCCGTTGCAGAGCACCCGGTGTCGAGCGGGATTGTAGTGCACGAGTCGCTGCCCACCGTGTGGGACGTAGCCGGTTTTCTGGAACCAGAGATCCTTGCGGAAGACCTTGCCGGGACCGGGCGTATAGTCGCTCATGATCCCTCCTTACTTGGAGCTGGGCAGGTTCGGGTAGCGTCGTTTGACCGCTGCCCTCACCTGAGCCTTCTGCTGCGGAGTGCCATTGGCCTCCACACGAGCGAGGGCATCGACTGCGTGCGCCTTGTCCATGATCGGATACTCCCGAGTGGCAGGGATGGCGAACGCGGAGTTCGGCAGATTCTTGCGCATCTTGGTCGTGAGCTTGGCCATGTCACATCCAGTTCTGCGTAGCGTCGATGATCCGCTGCGCGTCCTGCCAGGCCTCGCCGTAGGTCGGGCCGTAGGGCTGACCGGTGACGAACCAGGAGGGTCGACCGTCGGAGTGACGCAGACCGACGAACTGTCGAAGGTCCTCAAGCGACATGGAGTTGTCGTCTTGGCCGGTGAGGTAGCCGAGTCTCAGTCGCTCGTTGCCCGTCAGAGCTTCAGCGACCTTCGGCTGGACGGTGTTTTGCACCTGTCGAGCTTGGTACTGCACCCCACCGTACTCAGAGCCCATGCGCTGGTCGGCGAAGAACTTATAGCCCATGGGGATCACCTCCTAGAAGGAGTATGCAGAGATCTTGATCTGAGCGGAGTCGACCGTGATCTCGAGCTGCGGACCGTAGTCCTGGGCCGAGAAGGGTCCGAACTTGATCGGCACCGTGGTCGAGGCCGGGATGGCGATCAGGGGCGGCGTCACCTCGAAGCCGGCGACCGTGCGGGTCGGCTGGAACGAGATGTGGTGGACTGCCGTGTCGGCGTTGGTGACCTCGACCCAGGTGGAGAGGCCGTTGTTGCTGACTGTGTTGCCATTCACTGAGTCACCGGCGACCGGGGCCACCCCGGCAACACCGGCGTTGGTGATCTTGGTCACCGCGATCGCCGTGGCGGTCATGTGATCTCCTAAGTGAGCTGACCGGGGTTGCCGGTTATCTGGGAGGTGGTTGTTGAGACTTCGTATTTGACCAGAGAGAAGCTGGTGTTGGCAGGCCAGGTAAGCACGTTCAGCGCGTTGTAAAGGGCCAACGCAAACTCATCCGTCCAGCCGTCCCCAGCCCCGAACGTGCCGCCCGCCAGACCCTGTTGACCGATCATCGCGAACTGCCAGGTACTCTGGTCCGAAGTGTTGCTCATCATGCCTCCAACACTGTGATGGACATGTTGGTGTGCTGGTGACGTACTACGTTACTGGTGTTACCTGTAGTACAGGTAGCCCTCAGTTTAGCGACATAGGTGCTAGCTGTGACCCCAGTGATCTGCCACTGCTGCGTCACGGTTGCTCGCTGACCCGCCGCTGTGGCGACGAAGGTCGCCATCGCCGCCTGGTCGACCCCATTCCAGGTCAAGATGCCATTGATCGTGCCAGCACCAGCGCCCAGGGCGCAGTCGAAGGTCGCCTCTATGTTCACCGTGGCGTTGCTGCCCGTCACTTCAACGTTCTGGGTGGCGCCAGTGAGATCAGTCTCTGTCGTGAAGTTGTTCACGTCGGCAGTCTGAGCGACAAAGTAGCTCTTCACCATCTGCAGAAGTTGACCCTGAGGGTCTCTCCACTGTGGAACACCCTGCTTGGCGTAGAGAATACCGCCCCCGGAGGGGTTCGAGGAGGGCACCGTGCCGGCGTTCTTGAGCTGAAGCTCCCCCACACCGTTATCGCCGAGGCTGGTCTGGCCGCCGACGACCAAGTTGGGGTAAATATACATCGCCTGAGCGGCCGAACGACCCATGAAGGCGTCCCTGGCGCCGGCACCAGATCCAAACTCGTGGCTGCCGTCGACTCGGATGACCAGTCGGTTGATAGAGTCGCCGCTGACCTCAGCCTCATAGCCTACTGTCGTGGCGTCGAAACCCACCGTACTGACCAGCTGCTGGCCGGTGACCGAACCATTGACCTTCAGTGCCGGGTTGGTGCCTGTGTTGATCGTGACGGCCGCGTTCAAGGTGCTCGCGCCCGTCACCACGACAGTGCCGCCGACCGAGAAATTGTTGTCGGTCTTCAGGGTGGCAGCAGCGGAGCGATACAGGTTGAGGTCCTGCGCTGTCGACCCGCCGGGACCCCAGTTCATCGTGCCTGAGGCGTGCAGGCTGTACCGAGCGACCGTGTCGCCGGCGACGTAGAGGCCCAGCGAGCTGTTACCGCTGCCGGTCTCCTGGACGCTGATCGTGCCCGGGTTGCTGGTGGCAGCCGCCAGCTGAGTGATGGTCAGCGCGCCGGCGACGTTGCTGGAGTTGATCGTCGTCTGGTTGCCCAGGGTGGTCGATCCACTCAGCGTCTTGTTACCCGCGATAGTCTGGTTCGTCGTCAGGTCGACGAAGTTCTGTGTCGCAGAGCCAGTGCCGCCGTTCAAGATACTCACCGGCGTGCTCAGGGAGATGACTGTGCCGACCTTAGTCAGCCCAGTGCCTGCGGTGACCACCAGACCGTCGACGTAACTCTTGTTCGCAGCCTGTGTGGAGGTTGTCGGTGTCGGCACGATCGGGCTGACGCCAAACGTCTTCACTCCGGTGGCGATACTCTGGCTTGTGGAGAGATCGACAAAGTTCGTGGCGAGCGACGTCACGTTTATCTGACCCGATGGCACCTCGCCCGAGGAGTCCAACGAGGCTACTCCGTTAGCCACTCCCACAGAGGAGGAGGCGACCGCGCCGACGTCGGAGGCGGTCAGGGTGATGGAGGCCCCAGTCTTGCCGTTCACCGTCGTCGGATTGCCCTGTGGCCCTTGCATGCCGGTCTGGGCCACTGTCACCTGAGTCGTCGGCGTGATCGCCGTGACGGTGACCGAGCGCATCTGGTCTAGTACGATGATCGTCATGGCTGCGCCACCCGGTTGGGGGTGATCTGACCGTTCAGCAGAGTGTAGGCCGACGAAGTGTTCGGCTGTGCCCAGAGCGCCCAGTAAGTGTATCCGCCCCGGTTGTCGAACATCGCCTCTGTCGCTTCAGGATACAGCGTCAGCGTGATCTGACCGTTGGTCGGTGTGGGAATGTTGACGGAGCCCATCGAGTTGCTCACGTCAGTGTTCAGAATCTTCACCGTCTGTGTGCCATCAGTCGCCTGGGCGGAGAACTCAACCACGATGCCAGTGAAGTTCTGAGGAGTGCCGTCGGGATTCTCGCAGGTGAAAGTCAGCACCCGCTGGGCGCCCTCGTCGACACTGAAGTTCAGCTGGTCGCTGTTCTGGACGTTA